AAAAATGAAATTAAGTAGAGATATGTTAAAGGGTAGTGTTAGAGTGTTCTATGTTATACTATCAGTACTATTCATAAGGTTATTCGTAGTATATAGTATTCCGTGGTGGGAGATAATAATACCTTCTTTGATATTAATAGGTATAATCAATATGTTACGAGTGTATAGTCTTACTGATGGTATGTTACATCAGATGTTAAGAGAGAAGTTAGGTGACTTAAAGGACTTCGGTAATAAGCTCAATAAGACTTATCTGGAATATGAATATGATATGAAACTAGACGACGCAGACCCAATTACCGACAAAGTGTTGAATCATACACACAAGAAAAGTAATAAACGGTATAAAGTCAAGAAAAAGAGAACTAGAAGAAAGAACTAGTTAATGATATACTATGGATAAAGTTATGATGAATATAGTGTTTGTAATGAAGAGAATTATATAGTGTGTATACATATCGAAAAAACAAGTTTTTTCTCAGAAAAAAATGTACACCTGTTACAATTTGTTACAAATAATGTGTAGAAAAACCTTGACTCATATGCGGTTTTATTCGTATATTGTAGTGTAAAAATAAAAGATGTACGAGCTGTGTTACAATTTGTTACAAATAAAAGCTTGTTTCATATAGTAAAAGTGTCGTATATTATAGTATAAGATTTAGATTTTTGAAATATTTCCTGGCCGGAATAGGGATTCAGTATGAAAGTGACTGAATAATAGCTTCCTAAAAAGGTTATAAGGTGTCCGAGTAAGGCCTGTAGTGGGCGATACGAGAGTCAATCTGACGGAGTATCCTAGGCGTAACTGCCTTCGAAAGGAACTTGGTAGAACAAAAAAGATACTTGGTATTTTTTAGCTACTAATGAGAGTAAACCAAAATCTCTCCCACACCAGAAGAATCCCAAAAAATTAGAAATGAGAGAGGTGCTCATACTTGTAAGTAGTATTTATACTACCTCTACCAGTCCCTCAGCACTCTCTCCTCACATATTAAAATAGGTTACAGACGGTGTACACCATGGCCCTTAGTTTTACTCCTTTCTCTGAGGGCCTAAAAACTTGTTACAAATTGTTACAATTCTTTTCTTGTTTCCTACCTCAAATGTTCGTATATTATATTGTAAGTTAAATGATAAAAAAGGAGTTATATATGTCAAAACAAAATTCACCGGAAATCTTAGTTCAAGTCGAGAAATCAGGTAATCGTTACAATGCGTATGATACTGATGGAATTAAGAGGACTTCTGAGATTTCTACAACTACTAGGAAACGAGCTTATGAGAATGATTCTTATATAGGTAAGTTCCCTACTGCTACTGGTCGTCACTATTGGAGACTAGTTCCTAAATCTGCTGTTGATGTAGATTCTACAAATTCGGCGTCTAACGAAGAAATTTCGTCAGTTGATATACCTACTGAGCATGCCGAAGTTCTTAATTTTATTCACTCTTCTTACTCACTTAAGCCTAAGGCTTTGATGATGTCAGAACTTAAATGGAAATATCTTGTTCGTTCTGCTGTTAGGGGTAAGAATATTATGATGACTGGTCCTGCTGGTTGTGGTAAAACAATGGCTGCCAAGTGTGCTGTTAATGCGTTGGATAGACCAGACTTTTATTTTAACTTGGGTGCTACTCAAGACCCAAGAGCTACTCTTATTGGTAATACTCACTTCTCTCAAGAAGACGGTACTTACTTCTCAGAGTCAGCATTCGTTAAAGCGATTCAAACACCAAACGCTGTGATACTATTAGATGAGTTATCTAGGGCTCACCCAGACGCTTGGAACATCTTAATGACGGTATTAGACTATGGTCAGAGATATCTTAGATTAGATGAACAAGATGGTCAGAAAACTATTAATGTGGCTGAGGGTGTAACATTCATAGCAACGGCTAACATCGGTAATGAGTACACTAGTACTAGAGTGATGGACAAAGCTTTAATGGATAGGTTTACTATTGTAGAGATGGATGTACTATCAGAGGAAGACGAAAACTCCTTACTTACATATATGTTTCCTAATGTTGATAGTACGGTAATAAGTAATGTAGCTAAGATAGCGACTCTAACGAGAACAGAGTCTAATAGTGAGACAGCGAGAATAACTAGTGGGATATCTACTAGAACAACGGTTGAACTATGTGGACTACTATATGACGGGTTCTCTCTAGAAGAGGGTGCTGAAGTTACTATCTATCCTCAATTCGATTCTACGGGAGGTGTAGATTCTGAAAGAACCTTTGTTAAACAGATTGTTCAAAAATTCTGTGACGATGGTTCATCTGATGAGTTGTTCAACGAGGACGAGATGGCTGAGGCGGAAGAGGATAGTTACTAAAAAGTGTAAGAGGGGCTTCGGCCCCTCTGCAACTTGAAAAGGTTAATCGCATAAGGCACGGACACTAGCTTCCGTCCTCTGAGTGATAAACATTTCGAGGCAAATTTTTTTACTATATAAATTAATAAACACTAATAGAATATGAATTATACTGATAATACTAAAGGTTTTAGACGAAGAAATGTCCTAGTCAAGTTAGAACACCTATTACAAGATATCCTCTATAAAATAGAGTATATTGAAGATGTAATACAATATGAGAAAAGTTACATGCCTGATGAGGAATACTTTGAATGGACTCTTGATTTGGAAGAATGGCAAAACTACTATTCACGAGTAAGGACTATGTATTGTCTTATGTCTCGTGGTAGTCGTCTTAGTAGAGTTGATTTAAAAGATTGTAATGATATAAGGAAGATGTTATAATGTTGTTACATATTGTTACAATTTACTTATTGACTAGTTCCTATATATGTCGTATATTATAATAGTAATTTTAATTAATAAAGGAGTTTATTTATGTTAGGTTCAATTTTAGTTTTATTTATGTTATGTTTTGTTGTGAGTTTCAGTATAGGTACTATACTAGCTCATTTGACTTGGAGTCCACCAATAACGGAGGTTAAATAATATGTTACACGCTGTATGTATAACTATCTTCTTAACTATCGTATTCGGTGTTCCGTTTTTCGTTTCTTTCTTCTTAGGAGTCTGTGTGTATATCAATCAACAGAACAAGAAGAATTGTAAGAGATATTGTAATCATTTAAATAATTGTCACAAATATTAAAGGAGTTTTTTTATGGGATATTATAATAGTAATCAAGGAATAGATTTTTCACGACTAGATATTAACAAGACTCGTCAGAGTTTACAGAATGGTGGTAGTATAGTATATAAAGATTCATACTACAATCCAGGTAAGAAGGTTTATGTTAAATCTAAGTCACGACAGGTTGTCACATCTGAAATGCGTTCTGTTATTGTAGAATGTATTAAGGATAAAGTTGATAACTTTGATATAGTACTATCACGACTAGAATCATCAGGACTTGATTCAGTTAAAGAATCTTATTGGGATATGGCTCTTCGAGCCTTTAGTTATCTTGATATTAATTCAGAGAGTGATGTAGATAATTGGATTAAGAGTCCTAAAGATATAAAGTCATATATGACAAAGGAGTGTGTGTAATGATAGAGAAAGCTAATGAATTTTTACAAGACAACGACATTATGGTTCGTATAGGTTCTATCTGGTATTGTCTAGATGAAATTGGACCTATTGGACATAATGAGTTTCCAATAATAGTTTCAGATGACGATGGTGGTGAACATCAATTTGATATGGCAGACATAGATGAGTTTGACCCATCATTTGAATTAATGGATTTAAATCATATGGGGGTAGCGTAATGTTAGAGACAATTATAGTATGGGGTTTTATTATAGGTTTTATTATGTTAGCTGCTTATGTTGTAGCTGATGATAGTTATGATAGTAAGGCTCATCGAGATTTACAAGAAACAATTTTAAATAGAAATGAGGATATATAATGGTAGATGCAATTGTATGGTTCGGATGGACTGCGATAATATTTATAGGATTACTTGTACTAGTTAGTATGGTAGGATTACCAAAAAAAGGAGAACAAGATAATGATTAATGGAATTAAACCAGTAATAGGAAATACAACAAAGACTCAAAAGACAACTACGAAAAATGGTTTGTCATTTGATGAAGCGATGGATACATTACTTGTTAAGATACAAGAGAATTATGATAAGTGGGGTGGTCTGGATAAGACATTAGATTTATCACTTAAAGTGGGTAGGAAATTTATTAAGGTTGTAGAAGGTGGTAGAGTATGGGGATTCGTTGCTAAAGTTGACGGAACTCATTGTGGATTACCAATGTTAAAAGGTGATATATTAAAAGCAGCTAGTTGGAGAGCACCTGCTAAACATTCAAGAGGTAGTATCTTTGATTCAGAGATGCACGAGAGTTTTAGTTGGACAGGTCCAAATTATTTATAAGGAGTAAGTATGGCTACAAAAGATTCAAACATAAAAGGTGATATTAGATTTTTAAATTTCTTATGGCCGTTTACAAAATGGTCTAATGAGAACAAGATAAACAAATCTGTATACGATGAATTAATATCAGCTGGTGAGATACAGATTGAAACATTATATGAGAACACTCTAGCTTATCAGAGTAATGGTAAGTTTATTAAAGAGAGTGGTGATGGTCGAGACTTTAGTGATGGGTCAGATGCTAAAAAGTCTACCGTTCGATGGAGGAATAAAAGAAATCATTATGATGCACCTGTTACAGGTATATTAAATAAGATAGGTGATTTGAGAGTATTGGTATATGAATGGAATTTAGATAAGTTCTATTTCTTTAAGATACCTCATTCTATATATACTGGTATGAAATATATAGAGATACCTTTTGATAAAGAAACTTATGAACCGAAAAGAAAAAATAAATGGTGGGGATATGAAGTCCCATCGTTTGAGGAGTTATGTAAATGAAAAGTAGTAAAAGAGAATGGAATTATGATTCACCATTAGGTAAATTAATTATGAAATTAAAAAAGTTAGCAACAGCTATTGAAGTTAAGAAAGGTCCTAGTATGGATATTGATGATGTTCAATATAGATGGGTTGATGATAGAATACAGATGATGGAGAAACGAAAGAATGGTGTTAAGGGTGGTAGAATGTTAACAAGAGCTGAAATGTCTCAAGCTAACGAACTATGGACTATGTATGGAAAATAAAGGTTGGATATTAGTAAAGGATAAGTTTTGGGATTCTTATGAAACTGAAAGATTAGTTGAAGAGTTCCATAAACAGAATATTAATGTTCAATTAGTAGACCCAAACACTATTGATATATTTGTAAACAAAGAAAATAAAAAGTCAATACTTGTTAATGGTATTTCAAGTGAAGCTCCTAAGTTTGTCTTCCCAAGAACTGGTAGTGGAACAACTTATTACATCAAGGCTGTGATTAGACACTTCGAAAGAATGGGAGTACCTGTTATAAATGGTAGTGATGCTATTGATAGTGTAAAGGATAAGTTATATTCACATCAGATATTAGCAGAATCAAATTTAGATATACCAAAAACAATGTTATTAAAACATCCTATTGATGTTGAGTTTGTTCAAAAGAATTTAGGATTCCCTGTCATTGTAAAAACTATAAGTGGTAGTTATGGTAAAGGTGTCTTCTTAGCAGAAACAAAAAAACAATTGAAACAATTATTGACTATGGCTGAGTTAACAAAAAAATCTTATAACATTATCATACAGGAGTTTATTAAGGACACTTGGGGTAAGGACTTACGAGTATTAGTGGTAAATAATAAAGTAGTTGGTTGTATGATGAGACAAGCTACTGATGATGACTTTAGAGCGAACATCACACGAGGTGGTGAAGGTATACCTTATGAGGTTAATGAACAGATTGAATGGTTATCAACAGAAGCTTCTAAAGCACTTAGTTTAGATATATCAGGTGTTGACTTATTATTTGATAATGGTGGTTACAAGATATGTGAAGTTAATTCCAATCCTGGTTTTGAAGGTATGGAAAACTTTACAAAGAAAAATATAGCAGAAGAGATTGTATCATTTATAAAATTAAAGGTAGGTATAGAATGAAAAAAGGTGAAATATTATTTAAAAGAAAAAGTAATATAAGTTGTAAAGCAGTTCCATTTAAAACAATAATTTGGAACTATTTATGTTGGGTACTTGCAGGTAAACCAGATGAATGGAAAACAAAATGCCGAGGATAGAAGAATTAGATTTACACGGAATCAAACACGAAGATGTAGATAGACTAGTAGAAAATTTTGTGTTATTAAAATCTTTACCAATAAGAATAATAACAGGTAATTCAAATAAGATGAGGGAGTTAGTTATAGAAGTATTAAATAGACACGATATTGAATATGAACAATTCGTATCAAGTCATATAACTATATTAAAATAATGTGGCCATTTAAAAATAAAATAAAAGAAGAGACTAAACGAGGATTATATGGTAACAGATACAATTCAAGTAAGAATGTATCTGGATGGGATGGACTTGGATTGATAGAACAATTATGTTTGATAGTATTACCTTGTCTGTTAGTATTTATATTTTATATAATGTTAGAGATGACTGGATTAATTTGGTGGGTAAGATTGATGATAGCTATCGGTAGTGTAGCTATCTTGATGAGTATAATAACACTATTAGTTAATTATTTAGTGGAGAAATAAATGGCTAAGATTTTAGACATAAATACTGGTAAAGAAAAAGAAACAGAATACTTTAATTGCTCGTTGTGTAATTGTAAATTCTCAGAAGAAGAAGGTGGTTTAATAAAAGGATTAATAGGAATAATGTTAGTATTTTTTTGTCCTACTTGTTTCTCAGGATTATTAGATATGGCTGATTACTTTAGAGGAAGAAATGATGATGAAGAAGAAGAAGAGTAAAAAGAGAAATATGAAATCAGAGATGAAGACTCCTCAACAACACGACCCCCTTAAAGTCGTTAAAGCGTTTAGCCGTGAATTGACGAAGCTGATGAACACAAGTACCAAAGCCCACAAAGACAAAAAGAAATACTCACGAAAAGAAAAACACAAAAAAAATTTTTCTTCTGATTTAGATTAAAAAAAGCTTGACTCGCATTGGGTTTTTTTCGTATATTAAAAGATGACAAGAATTAATATAATCAATCCACAGGAATTGACAGACCAACATTTAATAGCTGAGTATCGTGAAATAACAATGGTACCTGGTTCTCTTAATAGAACACTTAATAGTAAAACAGGTTATCAAGAATCAAGAGTTCCTAAACAATATACTTTAAATAGTGGGCATGTATATTTCTTTTATAATAAAGGTAAATACTTACATAAAAGATATAAAGAATTAATTAATGAAATGAAACGAAGAGGATTTAATCCTGATTCTAATAGATTGTTTCCTGATAAAATATTTAAAGATAATAATTTATATAATGATTGGATACCCACTATAGAAGATTACAAAATTATAAGACAACGGATAGAAGAACGAATAGCTGATAAACCTGAATGGTATAGGAGAACAGAATATGTTATATGAGATAATAGGATGGACAGCAACATCATTAATATTGATAGGATATTATTTAAATGCTAAAAAATACATAAGTAGTTGGACACTTTGGTTTTTAGGTAATTTATTAATGATGATTTATAGTATAGGAATAGGAGCTAACCCACAAATAGTTCTAGCATTTATATTAATGGTACTTAACATATATGGATACATTAAATGGAAAAAAGATAATTCGTTTTAGAATTTGAATTTATATTTATATAAGAGGGAGGTTATTATGATGAAACATAAAATAATACAAATCGCTATAGTTGAAAATCTCATATGCTTCTTAGATGAAATACAAGAGGAAGCACTTATGGATTCTTCTTTGCCTGACAATAAAGAAAAGATTAGATTTTGTAGTTGGGCTATAAAAAAATTATTAGATGCTAAAGATGCTATCATTACTATTCACGATGATAAGAAAGATTCTGATATAGAAAAAATAGCTAATCGTTATGATAAGATAGATGAAAAGTTTTTTGATTGGAAACTACCCTCTGATATGTCTGAAAAAGAATTTGATAAAATGTTAGACCAGTTTGACGCTTTCCTACGAGGTTGGGAAAAAGAATACAATAAAAAACATCCTGATAAACCCGCGCCAAAAAGAAAACAAAAATTTAAACCACCTCATATAAATGATGTAGCAGAATATATGTCACTTGAAGAAATAAAAGAATATCTTTTAGATGACCCTGAGCTTACGAATGAAGAACGATTCGAATTATATTATGAAGAGTATAGAAGAGAACAACAGAAGAAAGAAGATAAGAAAGCTGCTAGAGGAGCTCTGTCATATGATGAGATGTTGAAGAAATTAAAAATATTACCGTCTAAGAAGAAGTAAATAATTCGTACTCTTTATCTCTAACATAATCACCAATATCTTTACCTCTTAATCCTTGTTTCATAGCATCTCTAGACGATACAGATAATTTCCAATTCCATATCTTTAATATCTTTTTACCAGAAGTTCCCCACATCTTTGCCCACTCTTTAATATCAGATGTAGATAACTTAACATTCTTTTGTAGGTTTTTAATCATATGTAGATTATCAATAGGCCAAGTAGGTAAACTTATCACTATTAAAAACCATATATCATTAACTTCTTGATTGGTATATTTTAAACTATTTAATTTTCTCTTAACTTTATCGGCACCATTGGTATATAACATATCAGCTATTTGTAATTTATAATTATTTGTTTTATTAGAAGTAAGAGCATTTACTCTTAAACCAGGAAAGATTTGTTTGAACATTCCTAACTTAGATAACATCTTAAAATAGTTAGGAACTGATTTAGATTTTTTTATTCCTTTAATAAACTCATCTCTAATTCTTTCTTTAGATATCCCAGATATGTCTGGGTTTTTTCTTAATGCATTCCAAGTATCTTTATCCATTCTACCACCAACACTACCAGCAAACCTCACTGCTCGAAGCTTACGCAACGGGTCCTCATCAAATCGTTGTTCAGGAACTCCGACGGTTCTAATTTTCTTTTTCTTTAAGTCAGCTATTCCTCCTACCAAATCTACAATCTCACCTCTACCCATATCATAGAACAAAGCATTAATAGTTAAGTCTCTCCTCATTACATCACCTTTGATATCTGTATAGTCTACAGCATTAGGTCTTCTACCTTTACCTATATCCTTTCTGAATGTAGCTATCTCGTGACCGCCAACGATTACAACACCAAATTGTTTCCCAACTTCTACCGTTTTAAATCCACCTTGCTTAGCTATCTTTAATACTTCATCAGGTTTAGCGTCTGTAGCTAAGTCAAAGTCTTTAGGTGACTTACCTAATATAGCATCACGGACAGCACCGCCAACTACGAATAGTTGTTTACCATTCTTCTTAAATAGTTTATATATCTTCTTGATATCAGAAGGTATATTTAATTTAAGTTTAGATTCTGCTAGTAGTGTACTTAGGTATATCATACTTTAGTTGTTCCTAAAAATTTTAAATATTTCATATTAAACCAAGCTGTTGATTCTACATCCCATTCGTGAACACCAGGAATGAAATCACGAGAACCTCTCATTGTCAATCTGAATCCATCATAGTCTTTTGCTAACTTATGCCAATCTAAATAATATTCTCCAGCCTTACCACATATTTTAGAAAAATCATTTCGATATTTCTTCAATAACTTTTCGTAATCTTTATTGTTATTGACTATAGCAAGTTTAGGATTACCTACTACTTCAAATACAGCTCCCATACCAGTTCTCCAACTTGGTTGATTCATTCTTTTCCATTCACTCCAATCAGAAGCTTTTATTTTTTTTCTATAACCAGATGTCCAGAATGCACCATTAGGTTTATTTAGACACGCTAACATAATACCAATTCTTAATTTACCTGTTGGGATTTTACTTGGATTGAATTTGAAATTACCAGAACCTTTACCACCTGTTCCGGGGGTAAATATTTGAAGTCGATGAACCTTTGCTTCTGTTATTAAATCTTTTAGTTTAATCATTATGTTATCTCAATACTATATCGTTCTTCAAATACTTTTGTTGGCATCATTCTAATTGCATTCCAAGTTAGTTTATCACAAGCCTTTGCACATAATTGACAACCAATACATTCATCAAACCTAACTTGAACTGGTGGTATAGGAGCGTCATCATACTTGTCTTTATCAACTGGTTCAATACAATCAACAGGACAGAATGGAACACATACTTGACAACCAGTACAATTGTCCTCATCAACCACAGCCATCAGTCTTGGTTTGTTTCTCTTTGACTTTACATTGGGTGCAAGTTCAGGTATTGATTTCATAAAATCCATATTACCACTCCTTCATTGACTTATAAGCTAAATAACAAAGTAGAAGAGTTCCTACAATCATTGTAAAGGAAAATCCTATTGAAACAAGAAGTATTGCTAAGTCTTTCATTTACATTCTTTTCTAACTTTATCTAAATATTTTTTTACAACCCCATCCAGGGATTTTGGTAATGAATCTTCAATTAGTCAGAAATAACTCCAGTGTGTATGTTCTCTACTTAATACAGGAACTAGTTTATGTTCTATATCACATCTAAATATTTGGAAAGCTCCACCTTCATCATTTGTACCGAGATAAGCTCTCTTAACACCTGTATGGAAAGAACCAGCTTTAGGTTGTAACATAATATCAGTTTCTTCTTCAGTTTCTCTTAACGCGGCCTGTAACATACCTTCACCACATTTTACATGCCCTTTAGGTATACTCCATTCACCACACTTGTCTTTTAATAATAAAACATTTCTACCTTTATGGAGAATACATATTCCAGCTGTATCTTTTGTATCTACTAAATTTTTCATTTTATCCTCAACATTTTTTTATTTGTTTTTTCTATATGACAACAGGGTTTACAATATGGTCGTTTTATTGAATACACGATAGATGCACAATATTCACATATCCACTTCTTACCAAATAATCTATTAATTATATTATTTATAAATGTATATATCATATCACTTATAAATATCAAATAATGTTACAAATTGTTACAATTTATATATTGATAGTATCGTATAAATGTCGTATTTTATAGTATATTAAAGGAGTAAAAATTATGAGTAGATGGAATAATAAAATAGTTATCTTTGATTTAGATGGTACTCTCGCTGATATTTCAGCTCGTAGAAATCTGGCCACTAAAGATGATGGTAAACTAGATTGGGATATATTTCTAAATAGAGATAATATCAAATTAGATGTTCCGAATCAAAAAGTTGTTGATATGGCTAGAATGATTAATGATACAGATAGATATCAAATATGGATATTATCAGGTCGTACAAAAGCTACTTACAGAACAACACAACAATGGTTGATTGAGAATGATATTCCATTTGACCATCTTATGATGAGGCCGACAGATAATCACCATCATTATAAAAAAGATTCAGATTTAAAAGAAATGTGGTTAAATGAAATTGGTGTTAATAATGTTGCTATGGTTTTTGATGACAGACAACAAGTTGTTGATATGTGGAGAGATAATGGTTTAACTTGTTTTCAAGTTGCCGATGGAGATTTTTAATGAAAACAATACAATTAAAAGATGGTAGAAAAAAACATACATTACCTGGTTGGATAGGTTATCAACCTAAAGGTAAACCTATGAGTAAAACAAAATGGATAAATCTTAATATGCCTGTTTCAGAAGAGTGGACATTTGAAGCTTCTGAAAGGTCTAAAAAAGCTGGATTTAAAGAATGGAAAGTTACTCTTGTTAATGGTAAATTAATGTGTGATTGTGGTGGTTATAGATTTCAAAGACAATGTAAACACACTACACAAGTAGAAAGTGGAGATTTTTAATTGAGGTGTTGCGTCCTCAATATGAATGGGAATACACAACGGACAAGGCTTAGGCATCTTCGGATGGTGGGTAGCGAGTGGTTGACCAGTATTCCCATTCTGTAACATTCTTGTTACATATTGTTACAATTTAATTCTTGTAGTTATGCTAAATATTCACTAAATTAGTATATGATTGAAAGAAAAGAAAAAAGGAGTTTTATGAGTTTTAATTCAAGAGATTTTAAAGGGTTTACTTTTCGTAGTGGTCCTGTTAAAAAAGATACTAAACAAAATTCATCTTTCTGGTGGAATGATAATAATGATGTTGATGTTGATGATTTTTTAGGTTTAGATACTGATGTTAAGAAAGGTAGAGATTTAGTTGCTTTAGCTGGTTATAAAAGAGCTATTAGTAACTTTGTTCAGATTGTTACAGAACAATCTATTCCAGTTGTTTTTAATAACAATGATGAAAGTTTTACTGATGGTAAGAAAGTTGTTATCGGTGCTAACATTGATGATAAGAAATTTGATGTGGCTGTTGGACTTGCTCTTCACGAGGGTTCTCACATTAAACTTTCTGATTTCAGTTTACTTAGAAATTTAGAGATTGAAATACCTCAAGAACTTTATGTTCAAGCTGAGAGTGTTGGTGTTGATAGAATGACTACTATTTCAACTATCAAAAATTTATTAAACTACATAGAAGATAGAAGAATTGACTCTTTCATTTTCAGAACTTCTCCTGGTTACAAATCTTATTATCACGCTATGTATGACAAGTATTTTTATTCAAAGAATGTAGATAAAGGTTTATTGTCTGATGAGTTCAGAACAGAAGAGATTGATTCTTATATGTTCAGAATTATTAACTTACATAACAAGAACAGACAACTAACTGCTCTTAAAGGTTTAAAAGAAATCGCTTCTTTAATTAGTCTAGGTTCTATTTCAAGATTAAAAGATTCAGAAGATTGTTTCAAAGTTGCTTGTGATTGTATGTCAGTTATTCTTAATTCAATTGACCCTATCAAAACTAAATCACAAGATAGTGATTCTGATGACGAGAATAGTGATTCTCAAGAAGATAATAGTTCAGATGGTAGTAACACTATCTCTGATGAAGAACTTCAAGATAAGCTAGATTCTGATTCAGTTGTTCCTTCTGAAAATTCAGGTAACGATGATGGTTCTGATTCTGTTGAATTATCAGAGAGACAAAAATCTATGTTGAAAAAACACTTTGAGAAACAAGAAAAGTTTCTTGATGGTGATGTTCAAAAAACAAAATTAAATAAAAAAGAGGTTTCAGATATTAAAGCTATCGATGAGTCGGGTGCTACTTATGAGAATGTTGGTTCTGATGTTCCTAAGTATTCTTGGGGTGGTGAAACTGGTAAAGGTACTAAATGTTTAGTTGTTAAAAACTTAACTCAATCACTTATTGAGTCAAGTCAATTCAGTTGTGCTTCTTCTTGGAATCAAAGAAGTTATTCTAATTATGAAGAATATAACTTTGTTGAAGAAGGTTTGAGACTTGGTTCTATGTTGGGTAGAAAACTTCAAGTTAGAGGTGAGGAGTCTCAGTTGAAATTTACAAGACAAGATTCAGGTAAGATTGACAAGAGATTGATTTCTGAATTAGGTTTCGGAAACTCAAATGTTTTCTCTCACACTCTTACTGAAAGATATAACAAAGCTTACTTACACATTTCGGTTGACGCTTCTGGTTCAATGGGTGGTAAGAAATGGAACAAGGCTATGACATCAGCGGTGGCTATGATTAAGGCTTGTGATATGGCTGGAAACATTGATGTAGTTGTTTCAATTAGAACTACTCATAGTAAAAATAAATCTGATGTTCCTTTAATCTTAGTGGCTTATGATTCAAGAAAAGATAAATTAGTTAAAGTTAAAAATCTTTTCTCTTCTCTTGGTGTGAGTGGAACTACTCCTGAGGGATTATGTTTCGAGGCCATTGAGAAAGATTTGATTCCTGGAAATTCTAATCAAGATAGTTACTTTGTGAACTATTCAGATGGACAACCTTACTACTCTAACAATGAAATTTATTATTCAGGTATAGAAGCTGAGAGACACACTAAAAAAATGTGTGATGGTATGAGAGCTAAAGGTATTAGTGTGTTGAGTTACTTCATTGGTGGTAGTTATGAGTCTGAAAGAGATAACAAAGCTTTCACAGCGATGTATGGGAAAGACGCTGAGTTTATCAACGCTACTAATATGATGAGTGTGGCTAAAACAATGAACAAAAAGTTTTTAAGTAAATAAAGGAGAACAGATGGAAAAATATTTTTTTATTTTAATTGGAATACCAATTGTTTGGATGTTAATGTGTTTGGGTTACCAACTAGGAGAACTTATTTATATCTGGATGAAAAGTAAATGGAGTGATATTAAAGATAAGGAGACTAGTTTATGGGATTAAGAATAGGTTTTGATTGTGATGGTGTGTTAAGAGATTTTATTCCTGATTTGATTGAATGTATCAAAACAACTCATCCAGAACATACAGATAAAATACTTGTACCCGAGTCTTGGGATTGGGACCAGTGGTTGCCATTTTGGACAAATGATGAAACAGAGAAATATGTTTTCGAAGATAACTATTTAGATTTCTTTGGTATAGATGCTAGTCCAATTAAATCATCTGTAGATGATTGGATAAAAATAAAAAGGTGGGCAGAAGATAACGGTCATAAATTAGTTTTAGTTTCAGCTCAAAGAGACCATTGTAAAGAACCTACTACTGAATGGTTGAAAAAATATGGATTTGATTTTGAAGAAATCCATTATACAAAAAACAAATGGGGTATTGATGTTGATGTATTGATTGATGACTCACCTGAAAAACTAAATGACTTTAGATATAAAAGTATATCAGGTGGTGTACCTATTTGTTATAAACAAACTTGGAACCAGGAATGTCATAATGATTATATTTCTATTGACAGGTTGTCAGAAATTATGACAAAAGTATTCTAAAAAAAACTTTTTTGTAGTTTTGTACGATTTTTGTACTATATATAATAGTAATAGTGATTGTAGCTCAAGTGAGGACAATCCATTTAGTTAGACTAAATAGTTAATTAAACATAGGAGAAATAAAATGACAAAAGTATTTGTTAACCCCAAACATCTCAACCGAGATGAATTTATAACACCATTCGATAGAATATTTGATGAACTGATGAGTAAATCATTTCCAACATTTCAAGATGAAGTCGGAGTATCTTTTAATCAAGGTGCTTATCCTAAAGTGAATGTGTATGAGTATGATGACACAATTGGTATCATAGCAGAGATTCCAGGCCTGGATAAGAAAGATGTAACCGTTGATGTAGAGGAACAAGTTCTCACGATATCAGGTGATAAACATGCTGGTGGCTTTGATACTACTGGTGCAAAATGTATCACAAGAGAATTAAAACAATCATCATTTAAAAGGTCTTTCAATCTTGGAGAACACTTAGATGGTGAAAGTGTATCAGCTAAATTTAAAGATGGTTTGTTAGAGATATTGATTCCCAAAAAAGAACCAGAGAAACCTAAAAAGACATTTGTAAAAATTTCTTAATGTTTGAGACATTAGAATTTCAGGGTAGGTTATGGAGAGTGTGTGCGAAAGTGGATGGGTCCTTAGTTGAGAACCCATCCACACTAAAAGAAAATTACAGATGTGATATGGTTATACGCAACAATCAAAATGTATATTTTATTCTTGATGAAATAATAGATGCAGAGTTTGAAGAAATCTAAATAGGTTATATTATGTTATCTACATCACACAAAAGGTTTCGTTTTTCGAAACCTTTTTTGTTTATAGTATTCTAAGACTATTTATATAAAAGAAGAGGAGATAATAATGTGGTACATAATATTTCTATTAGTTACATTAAGTTTTTCTCAAGAGCTAGGCAAGTGGAGATGGGCTGATGATACAGCTGAGTTCACTATGGATAAAGAAGCTCATTTCGTTGGAAGTGCCGGTGCTTATTTCTTTTTTAGACACAAAGAGTATAACGAACTCGAATCAATTAGAAATTCATTCTATCTAGGATTAGCTAAAGAATGTATTGACGCTTTGTTACCTTGGGAAAAATATGGGAGATGGGGTGGAGATGGATTTTCTAAATATGATTTAGCATATGACATTGCTGGAATAGGTTTAGCATTTCTGATTGATAAGGTTTGGACACCGGAGAAGAAGAGTGATTTCACAATCAGATTTAATAATGATAGTATTGGCCTTTCTTATAGGATACATTGATGATGTTACCGGACCACAACTTCATCAGTATCACGATGGTGTAGTAAATGTTTATAAAAAGTATCAATGTCCAAAACATTGTCAAGTAAATCATCCACACTTTGTTTACTTTAACTCTGATACAAATGGGATGGTTATAGATAAATCAGACCTCGGCAAAAAAATCAAGAAAAAAAAATCTCGTAGAAAAAAATAATCCTTGACATATATATAGAAAAAGTCTTATATTAAAAGGTGATAAAAAATGTCAAAGAAAAAAACACAAGAGTGGTTAAGTTTTGTTGAAGATGGTCAACGATGGATGTTATGTAAGCATTGTCAATCTGATTATGTTAAGGTTGATGAAGGTACAGCTGCTATAACTTGTTCATCGTGTGTCATTAAAAAAACTTTAACATTAAAACCACTTGATGAATTTTTTGCTAAGAAACATAAGAGAACAGGTAGACCAGCAGGTTGGCATTTTATGAAAGAGTTTGTTGACAAAGATGGTAATGTGTTTCACAAAGGTAAAGAACAACCTGAATTAAAGGGAACTCTTAAACCAACAAAAGTGAAACCACCTAAGAAAAGAAAAAAGTTGACAAAGGATGAAAAGTTATATAAAAGAATTAGTGATTATAAAAAAAGAAAAAAGGCAAGAAAGAAAAAATGATAATAAAAGATAAAAACGAATTAAAAAAACCTTGTGAAGAAATAAAAGATTACAATGAAGCAGAACAGATAGCTTTAAAATTATTAAAAACACTAGCCACTTCAAAAAAAGGTATTGGTCTAGCAGCGAATCAAATTGGTATTAATAAAAGAGTTTGTGTTATTAATGTTAAAGAACCCATAGTTTTGATTAATCCAAAAATTGTAGATAATTCTAAAGAGACATTTACATTTCCAGAAGGTTGTTTATCATTTCCAAATAAAAAAGTAAAAACAACAAGATATATATCAGTATCAGTAGAATGTGATAATATTGATGATACATTATTTTTCACAGCTGATTCAAACAATTTAGCTGATGCTATGGAATGTGTTTGTGTTCAACACGAGATAGACCATCTAGATGGTATAACAATGTTTGATAGACAAGTAAAAGGTATTACTATAAAACGAGAAGGTAAAAAAATTGGTAGAAATGATAAGGTTTTAATTGCATGTGGTGTTGAATCTAGAACTATGAAATACAAAAAAGCACTACCACTATTGGAGAATGGATGGACATTAGTAGAACATTAAAAGATGTGATATTAATCACACCATGGTTATTATGTTTATTAGTTTATAGTGTTACTCTAGGTTTTATACATTTATTTCTATTATTCATTAGTAACTTGATATTTATATATGAGAGCATAAATAATGGAAATAAATATGAAAAAAGAAAAACATAGTAGTGATAAAATTTCTGAACAAACACTTCACGAAATATTAGTTGATATAAAATATAGTTTAAATCATCTTGAAGATATTGAAGCTGATAATAGAGCTATAATTGTAAAGCTAGTTAAACAAAATAATCAAATAGTTGAATTCCTAAAACAAATAGAAATAGAAGAAGTTAATACTGATTATGATACACTTACTCAACCTATTTTATCAGAAGAAGAAGAAACTAAAATTAAAAAATTTGAATCACTTAAAGAATTACTTGATGACTTTATGAGTAAGCGAAATGAATTAAAAGAATTTGAAGAAGAACTAGAAAAACATAGAGATAAATTAACTCCAGGTCAAATAGGAGAAAGTTAAAAAAAAGTCACTTTTTGAAAAAAAAGTTTATATTTATACTAAATGGTTACAAAAAGAATTATATGAATAGCGAAGTACACATCTAAAGAATCAATTCTTGATTCTGTAAAACCCTCGGTTAATATAGCGTTTTTAAAGTAAAGCAAATTAATTGTGGTTTATTGTGTGCTTTTTTATTATATAATAGGATAGAAAAAAAAAACAAAACGAGTAAGTTAATAGTTAAGGAGAAAACTAAATGAAGAAGCTAAGTATGAAGACTCTAATCATCACAGGCCTAGTAATAGTAGGTTTGTTTGGTATTGTTAGAGCTGAAGAAACAGCTGTTGAAATTCCTGATTCAGTAATTTCAATTAGTGGTGAACTTAGTACTGACATTACCTTCGGTGACGCTACGACATTTACAAGTCCATATACGGGACTAGTGTTTAGTAGTGACGGATGGGTTGTTAGTACAAATCTATCAGATGGTATGGTTAACATCGAAGAAGCGAAATATTCGTGGAATGTAATAGAAGATGTTTTAACTTTAACATTTGGTAGTCAAGCAGAACCATATGGATTAGCATGGGGCTTACATAGACCATCTAACAACTGGTTTGTTTCAACTCCAAGAGAACACACGATTTCAAATGGTGTGGGATTTGGATTAAACAAATGGGGTGTTGGAGCTGATTTATTTTGGGGTGGAAGTACAGAAGATGTTCTTGATGAAGAAACTAGTGAAGTTCTTGAAGAAGGCTCACTATATTGGGCATCAAGATTTTCTTATGAACTTTCTTTTGCTGGAATAGATTCCAAATTCGGACTATCATTAAATAGTAACGAAGCTCAACTAATAGATGTGTCAATGGGTAATGACCTATTTGAAACATCTCTTGAGTATGATTTGTCAGAAGAGGCAGATGGTGCGTATTGGTTGAGAGGTGTAGTAACACCTCCTCAAGCTCAAGGTGCATTTCTACTTCTCGGATATAATTCCGATGAAGTTGTGACATATGGAGTTGGGTATAAATGCTCAGATAATATGAAAGTTATGTCTGAGTTCACATCAGGATTAAAAGATGCTGATGGTAACGAAGTAACGAATGACTTTAATATCAGAGCAAGTTATTCATTCTAATAAATAAACAATGGAGGAAATAAAATGAATGTAAAAAGTATTTTCGGAATGGTCGGTGATTTTCTTGGTGGTATTGGTGCAGTTCTTGGTGGACTAATATCAGTAGGTGTATTATCACAGATAGTATTCGGTACTGGTTGGTTAGGTATCGATGTTATCGGAAATCTTACAGGTATCGTTAATGGATTCTTAGGCGGTGGATTAACAGGTCTTATTGTACTTGTTGTTCTTGTAGGTCTATGGGATTCTAAACCAGGTAAGTAAGTGATATAAATCACAATAAATTATGGGGCTTGAAATATAGCCCCATTTTTTTATATTTAATTCAGAAAAAAAGATACCTACTATAATATTTATAGTAAACCGATAAAGGTTAATATAGGAGAGTTACTTATGAGTAAAACAAGAAGTTCTCAAAAAAAGGTTACCCTTTCTGAATTAAATAATCATACCATTAATAATAAACGCCAGGCATTGAAAGACTTGAAGATGTTAAACTTCGATGATATTCAATTTAAGAATCCAGCACAAAGACGATTTTATAAAACTATATCAAACAAAGATATTACATTTGGAATCGGTCCAGCTGGTTGTGGTAAAACATATCTATCAGTTCATAGAGCTTTAAGAGAGTTAGGTGATAAAGATAATTACATCGATGGAATTGTAATTGTCAAACCACTCGTAGAAGCAGCAGGTGAAAAGATAGGTTATCTACCAGGTGATGTCGAAGAAAAGACAGCACCCTTTATGATGTCGTTTTATTATAATATGGAACAGATTATTGGTAAACAACGATTACAAATCCTAAAGGAAAGTAATACAATTCAAGTAATACCATTAGCATTTATGAGAGGTATTACTCTAGCCAATAAATTCGTTATACTTGATGAAGCACAGAATGCTACACCTGAACAAATAAAAATGTTTGTTACAAGAATCGGTGAGAATAGTAAATATATAATCACAGGTGACTTGGAACAATCTGATATATCTAAACACAAAAGTGGATTAGAAGACGCAATCAAAAGATTTGCTGGTGTACACGGAGTAGGTTTAGCTTCATTTAAAGAAAAAGATGTTGTTAGACATTCTTTAGTAAAACGACTACTAAAAAGATATAGAGAGTCATTTAATATAATTGATGATGTATCAGCTGAAAAAACTATTTCTATGTGGATACACGAACAGGGTTTAGATTCAATAAACGATGGTTCATTAGATATTAAAGAGACATTTTATAAATTAAAAAAATAAAAAAAACCTTGACTTATGCGTCCAAGAAGTTGTATATTGTATAATATATAATGGAGAATAATATGTTTAAAGATTATATTTCAATATCTATAGCTATAATACCAGCTATGATTATAACTTTTTTTGCTAGTGATATGCTAGATGAAAATTATGATGAGATAAGAATATTACGAGAACAGATATCTGAATTAGAAGAAAATTGTGGTAATACTTTAACAAACAGAATATCTTACAAGGTTACGGTAACTACTTATAACCCAACATATGCTCAATGTGATGATACACCAAATATTACAGCTGATGGTACGAAGTTTAATAGATGGAGAGCTACTTCTTATAGATATGTAGCTTTATCTCGTGACTTAATAGCTCGTTGGGGAGGTCCATTTGAGTACGGAGATTACATCGTAATCGAAGGAACTGGTGAATGGGATGGTGTATATCAAGTAAGAGATACTATGAATCCTAAATGGACAAACAGAGTTGATATACTTACAACTAATAGTAGATTTAAATATAATAATATTACTATGTATAAATATGTAGATGATGAATACATAGTAGCAAACAATTAAAATAAGGAAGCACAATATGAAATGTATGATGAGTGTGGATGGTTCTAACATCGTTAGAGTATCTGATGAAAAAGCGTCTAAATTATATGAAGAGGGATTCAGATATGTTCCAAAATCAATGTGGAAAGAAAAGGTTCGTGATGTAGAATCCACAGAAGAAGAAGTAACTAAATCACAGAAAAATAATAAATTATCTAAATCACAGAAAAGACATTTGAGAAAATCTAAAAAGAAATAATATATAATAATATTATTATATAATATATAATATATAATATAATAGTATATAATATAACAATATATAATATAATAGTATATAGGAGACTAAATGAAATTATCAGCTGAACAAATAAAAGAAAATTGGAATAAATTAATACAACTAATTGAGAATACATTTGAAGGTGAACGAAAAGAAAAACTTTTAAAAATGTACAAACATTTTGAAGATAGAATGATGTTCGCTCCTGCCTCAGGACAAGAACATTTTCATCTTTGTACACCAGGAGGTTATGTTCAACACATTTTAAATATCGTAAAATATTCTTTATCTTTCTATCAGATATGGAAAGACAATGGAGCTTATGTCGATGACTATACGGTTGAAGAATTAATCTTCGCGGCTTTACATCACGACTTAGGTAAAGTCGGTGACTTAAACGAAGACCATTATATTCCAAATCCATCAGAGTGGCATAGAAAAAACCAAGGAAAGATTTATACAAGTAATCCTGATTTAAAATTTATGACACCACCTGATAGAGGTATTTGGATTTTAAACCAGTTCGGAATTACAATGACAGAGAATGAGTACATCGGAATTAAATTAACTGATGGAATGTATGATGAAGGTAATATACAATATCTTAAATCATATGCTCCTGAAAGAAAATTAAAATCTAACATGCAACATATTTTACATCAAGCTGATATGACAACAACTCGTATTGAATTTGAAGATTGGTTACATGCTAAAGAGGGAATGGTTAATACGAGTGTTCCTAAAACAAAACAAGAACAAACAAAAGTTGACAATATGAAAAAAGCTTTTGATGAGTTGTTCGCTTAGGAGATAAATATGTGGTGGTTATTTTTTATATTATTTTTAATAATTAGTGTAGCATCTTCTACATTATTATTTTATGCTATGAAAAGAATAAATTTATATGAGAATATGTTAGTCGAGATTGAACAGATAATAAAATTCTCATCAACAAAAATGAAACAAGTTGATGGTTTAGGACATTATGAATCAGATGATGAAACACAATTTTTCTTTGAACAATTAAAGGACATGCAAAAATTATTAGATTCTATTTTTGTTAAAGAAGAATCGGAGGAGAAAAAAAATGGGTAGAAAGAAAACAAAAAATTATTATTGGACAGATGATACTGAACAAGCTATAATAAAATATAATAGTGGAGACTTGAATGAGAGTGAAAAGAATAAATTATATAATGATGAAATAGAATATCCATTTAATAAATTAGCAGAAAATATAATTAACACATTTAAGTTTACATACTTTGATGATGTATTTAAAGATGTTCAACACGAAGTTGTAGTATTCTTGATAATGAACATGCATAAGTATGACCATACAAAAGGTTCAAAAGCTTTTAGTTATTTTTCAGTCGTAGCTAAGAATTATTTAATATTAAATAATAATGCTAATTATAAAAAATATAAATCTCACGATTCAGTAGATGCCGCACGAGGATTACAATCACATACACCTAGTGAAGACCCCGCTATTATAGTAGAAGAATCAATTCGTTATTTCGAAGCCAAGACACCCGAAATATTTTCAAAACATAGAGATAGAGTTATAGCATATGCTATAATAGATTTAATGAAATCACGAGAGACAATAGAAGATTTTAATAAAAAAGCAATCTATATTCTTCTACGCGAAATGACAGATGTTGAAACGGCTCATATAACAAAAGTTTTAAATGTTTTGAGAAAACATATGAAAACACTTCAGAATAACTTCCATACACGCGGTTCCGTATTTCCGATATCTAAATTAGATAAGTTTTCTTAAAAAATATATATTTATTCATATAGGAGAATTTATATGAGTAAAAATGAAATATTTGATGGAAAATCTTTCGAAGACTTGACGAAAGATATATACGAAAACCAACAGAACAAAAAGTTACAATTAGATTTATTAATTCAAGAGATTCACGGAATGATTCAAACACTTGATGATGCCGTAATGGTTACACCTATGATTAAAGAACTCTTTGATGTTTCAGTAAAAAATGATGAGCATTTAGTTAAGTTAGCTAGTGTATGGCAACGAATATTATCAAAATCTGGTAATGAATCTACTGATAGTATGTTATTAACTGAAGCCGAAAAAGAAGATTTAATTAATGCTCTTCAAGAAGATGTGCATGACATCCAAAGAAAAAGTGAAGAAATTCAAGCACTCAAAGAAAAAAAAAGTCTAAATAATTATGAGTAACTATATAAATAGAGAAAATGATGTAACTGGTAAGGATTATATAATTGATAGTCCTGGTAGAATTACAGATTACTTACAATTTATACCTGCTACCGTAACTGGTGTAATAAACTCTGAAGAAGCTTTACTTTCTCAACCATCTAATGCATATGAAAGTAATTTAATAACGGTTCGTATGAGTATATGGACTGAAGATGCTGGGACAATGGGAGATGATTTAAGAAAAGCTAGACCATTAATCCGAGGATTTAGTGATAGTATTACGATAGATGAATCCGTATTAGTTACTGAAATTGGTGGTCAACTATATTATTTAGGTCCGTTAAATATAAAAAACAATCCAAGTTATAATTGGGATGATACACAAAAAAAAGATACTCTACCGAGTGATAGTAGTACTAAAACAACATCTGTCAGTTTCCCTACAGGAACAAAGTTCACTAGACTTAACAAAAATTTTAAAGTAGATTTAGATGACCCATCGGGAAAGATAACTCCATTTCAACATGCAGCTAGTGGAAATGATGTATTTACTGATTTATTTACTGATTTAACATTAGAGGGAAGACACGGTAATAGTATCAATATTGGTAGTAGAAATATAAATCCTCATATATTCATATCTAATGGAAGAAATCCATCTCAAATTGAAGAAAGTATTAATGATAGTTCTATCCTCGCGATGATTAAGAGTGGTACTATCAATCAACATTTCAATCGAGAAAAATTAGATGATTCTCCATATGAATTTAAATTAGCTGATGAAGAAATAGAAAGTCCTGAACAAACTATAAGGAATAGTTATTTATCAGCTTTAGGTCGAGGTCAAGGTATAGACGGAACAGATGATGAAGATGTAGATAGTACTATATATGAATATGCGTTACCACAAACAATATTAAATTCTGACCGTGTAATTATAAATTCAAGGAGAGATAACATATATATTTCTTCATTTAAACATATACATTTAGGTTCAGGTAATACGATGACTTTTTCAACTAGTAATAATGTTTTATTTAATGTTAAAGATACTTTTGTTGTTAATTCACCAGAAATTAAATTAGGTTCTCAAAATGATGATGAAACACAACCCATTCCATTAGGAGATACATTAGTAGAGAAGTTAGAAGAGTTATGTGACCACTTAACACAATTATGTACTGATATATCAAGTATGACACATCCAACCCCAGCTGGTCCATCAGGTCCACCAGTAAACGCAGCATCGTTTTCTAGTTTATCTTCTAAGATAGGTTCGACTAAAGGTGCTTTAGAAGATATATTGAGTATTCAAAATAGGACAAAATAATGCCATTAAATCCAATGACTTTGAAAAATGGTTTATTAGATGTATGTAAGAGAGCCGAAAGCGGTGAAGATGTATCCTTTGTTGATATGGTAGATGCTATTGAAAAATATGCATTGGACTTACAATATCCTCCTCCAGTAGGAGTTAGTGCTGCGGCCGCCGCGATGAAAGGTACTTTAGCTGGTATAACTCATCAAATGGGTCCTCAAGCAGCTGGAATGATTGGTAGTGCTTTTATTCAATTCGGTACAGCTGTAGCAGCTGGAATGCCTATAGGTGGAAGTGCTGTCTTTCCGACTATGCCACCACCCGGTCCACCCAATTTAGCATCTGCATTTTCAGGTCCTCAAGATGCTCAGTTATTTGCTACAAAATTTTCTACTATTGTTGATGCTTGGATGAGAACAGGTATGTATGACGCATTCGGTGTCATCACTCCTACAGGACCAGTACCCGGACCATCACCTTGGATGTAAAAAAATAAACAAATTTCTTAAAAATTTATATTTATATATGAATAGGTTTATACAACAGGAGGCCAGATGAAAAAATCAGAATTAAGATTAATGATAAGAAAAATAGTTAGAGAAGAAGTCGCTATGTCAATTCAAGAAGTAATAACTGAATTAAAACAACCGACTAATCAAATAACAGAACAAAAAGTTTCAAAACCGATACCGAAAAGACAAATTAGAAAAGAAAAACAAAGTTTTTCAAATAATTCTATAATCAATGATGTTTTAAATGAAACAGCTGAAGCGGCAGATGAATGGGCAAGTTTAGGTGGAGGAACATTTGATTCGGGTAGAATGAATGAAGTTATGGCTAGACAATATGGAGATATGGGAACTAAAGAAAGTAGTCAAGCTCATTTAGCAGCTTCTTTAGGAGCAGACCCGTCAAGTCCACCAGACTTTCTAACAAAAGACTATAGTCAACTTTTAAAGAAAGTTGATGAAAAGGCTAAACAGACTAGGGGATAACAATGGCATATGTGATAGATGACAATCTATACAATCCAGATGATTATGATGTACAATGGATAGGATTCCGTATACCGTTTTCTTTCGGGGAACCGGGTGATACAATGAATGATGATACTATGGATAATATAGAAGATAATCTAGAAAATTTATTTAATACAGAACCAGGAGATAGATTATTTCATCCGAAATTAGGTGTAAGTTTTAGAAAACATTTATTCGAGCAGATGGATAGAGATTTAGATGAATGGCAAGCAGTCGTTAAAGAAGATATAGAAACACAAGTTAAACGGTGGATGCCTTTTTTATCTGTAGATAGAGTTAAAGTATCTGAGAGTCCAGATAGAAATCAATACAGAATCGCAGTAGATTTTCACATAACACGAAATCCTAAAATGTTTAGTTCAGTAGAGATAACAACCCCAGCAGGAGCTTATTAATGGCAAACAATACTATACAAAATGGATACTCTCAACAAATTACAAATTATCTTTCAAGAGATTTCAATAAATTAAAACATTCTTTAGTAGAATATACTAAAACTTATTTTCCTAATGTATACCAAGATTTCAATGAAACATCACCAGGTATGATGTTATTAGAATTAAATGCGTATGTTGGAGATGTTCTTAACTATTATGTTGATGATTCTTTTAAAGAAATGATGTTACCATTAACAGAAGACCGAAGGAATCTGTTAAATCTTTCTAAAGCTACTGGTTACAAACCTAGACCAGTTGTTCCTAGTTTTGTTGATTTAACTTTTGAATTGATAGTCGATGCCGATACATCAGATTTAAATAATGTATCAGCTAATGCTAGTCAATTTTTAACTTTAGATGCTGGAGTTAGAGTTCAATCGACATCTAATCCTGATATATTTTTTGAAACTCTACAACCGATAGATTTTAAAACTAGTTCTTCTATCGATGATGATTTTAAAATAGATTCTATCGATGCTGATAGTGGTATAGTAGCTAAGTTTAAAGGGAAACGAAAAGTTATGGCCGTTTCAGGAGAATCTAAAACTACAACTATTCAAGTAGGTACAGCCGAACAATTTAAAAAAATAGTTTTACCTGAAACAAATGTTATAGAAATATTAAATGTAACAGATGATAATAATAATGTTTGGTACGAAGTAGACTATCTAGCACAAGAAAAAGTTCCTATTTCTACTTATTATGCTCAAGACCCTAATAGAGTCAGTGCCTATACAGACCCAAATGATTCTAACTTACCTGTACCATATAGTCTTTCGTTTATCAGAACTACTAAAAGATTTACAACAGAAATGCAAGAGGATAATAGAATGGCTTTAGTGTTCGGTAATGGTATAAAAAGACAGGGACAAACTTTTGAAACTACTTTCTTAGATATAGAACAAGAAGGTATCAGTTTACCTAAAACTAATTTTTCTCCAGAACCTTTGAATACAAGAGTTGGTCAATTCTATGCATCGTTAGGAGAAGCTCCCGCTAATACTTCTTTAACAATAAAATATAGAGTTGGTGGAGGTAGTGTTTCGAATGTAGCATCTAATGATTTAGTTACTATTCAAAGTGCGACAACAATTCCAGCGAGTTTATCAATAAGTAACTTATCAGTTAAAAATGAGACACCATCACAAGGTGGACGAAATTCAGATTCTGTAAGTGAAATACGACATAGTGCGATAGCTAACTTCGCGACACAAGGTAGATGTGTAACTAAAGAAGACTATGAAGCGAGGGTTATGTCAATGTTACCTAGATATGGAAGTATCGCGAAAGTATATTGTACAACGGGAGGTGAATTGTGGTCTCAGGATAATAATGATTTAGTGACTAGACTGAAAGACTTGATGAGTGTAATGATGACACGAATGTTAGATGCGGGTCAAGGAGCATATGCATCTCAAGAAGATGTTAAATCGGTAGATTTATCTGATTTATTTACTGATTTAGTAGGAATTGATAATCAGTATTTTACGGCAAATGATAAAGATGAATGGTTAGCGAGATATGAAACTTTAAGACAATTTACTAGTAATAATAATAATTTACCTACCGTAGATATCTATATTCTTTCGTATGACTTTAATGGTAATCTATGTTTACCGACGGCATTAATTAAACAAAATATAAAAAATTATCTAGCACAATTCAGAATATTGTCAGATAAGATTAGATTAATAGATGGTTACATAATAAACTTTGGTGTATTGTTTGATGTGTTAGCGTATCCTAATTATGACAAAAATATTATTAAAGCTAAGTGTATTGAAAAAATTAAAAAACATTATGATATTAAAACAATGCAATTTAAAGAAATATTATACACTACAGAAATACAAAGTTTATTAACACAAGTAGAAGGTGTTAAAGCAGTAAATGATGTAATTTTCACACAGGATAGAGATTTTTCATTACCTGAATCTTCTCCACAAGCATTTGATAATTTACTATATAGTAAAACTATAAACATCGATGGTGAGACAATTAATATTAATGACAGAGGATATGGTAATCTTTATGATTTTGAACAATTTTTCAATATAGAAAATGCACCTCAAGGTAGAGGAGTAGTATTACCATCAGTAGACCCAAGTGTTTTTGAAATAAAAAATATGGATACTGATATAAAGGGGGTAGTTAGATAATGCATTATTTCATTTTTCCTACAGCAGATACATGGATATCAAGTGGTTCTAGTCACATAGATGGTACTGATTTCAAAGACCAAAATTTTGGTAAAGACCAAGTATTAGAGATAAAAAAAGAATTTTGGAATAAAGCTTTTGATTATCCTACAAGAACATTAATTACATTTGCGGGTGAGGGTTTTACAGAAATGTCTCAATCAATAGTAGATGGTGATATACCAACTGATGCTAAATTCTATCTTAGAATGTTTGAAGCACAAGGTAATACAGATATGTCTTTAGAATATACTTTAGGTATACAACCAATCTCACAATCTTGGATAGAAGGGACAGGTAAATATCTTGACGACCCTAAAACAACAAATGGTGTGAGTTGGGATAATAGGAGTTATCCAGATGGTGGTTCAGAAACTGAGTGGGTAACAAAAGGTGGTGCCATTTATTATAAACCATCTAGTGTATTAGTACTTAGTGGTTCAACACAAGCTTTTTCAAATGAATCACCTGATGTAAATGTTGAAGTAACTGATATGGTGAATATGTGGTTAAAAGGACAAGAAAATAATAATGGTATGTTAATTAGATTCAATGCCGGTTCAGAGACAGATGATTCAACTTTCGGTAAACTTAAATTTTTCGGTAAAGATACTCATACAATATATGCACCTCGTTTAGAAGTAAGATGGGATGGTCACAAACCAGTTACTGGTTCGAACACAGGTTCCTTAACACAATTAGATGTTTCAGGACAAGTAGATAATCATATTTATACTATAGCTTGGAATGATAAGTATAGAGAAACAGATAAACCTAAATTTAGAATTGGAGCTAGAAAACAATTTATACAAAAAAGTTTTTCAACATCATATAATACAATATCTGGTTCTTTTATACCAGAGGGTAGTGGTTCATATGCGATTGTAGATGTAGCAACAGGAGAAAAGGTTATTGACTTTTCAGACAATTCAAAATTATCTTGTGATTCAAAGAGTAATTATTTTATTGAATATATGAATGGACTATTTCCAGATAGGACTTATAAAGTATTAATAAAAGTTAAATACAATGATGGACAAGAAAGAATATATGATAATGATTTTGAATTTAAATTAGTGAGATAATAAATGGCTAATCAATATAAAAATCTAGCTACTTTTAATGCATACAAAGATAGAATATCAGAATATATTTCAGAAGAGTTAGTAAAGACTCAGAACTATCTTAATATAATGCAAAAAGTTGTAAGTGGTATAGGTTACACACCAGAACCACCTGAAACTAGACAACCAGTTTGGTTTGAAGATTATGATGCTAATAATGATGGTCGTATTGATGATACTGATGTTTTACTTTGGAATACAAATAATATCAGACCAGATATAGCTGAAGAAATACAACAGATGTTAGATGGTACGATACCCTTTCCTCCACATCATCCGTCACACGATTATATGCACATGCAACGAGCGGGTGGTATATTTCAAAAAACTTTAAAAGATGGTAAAGTTTTTGTAGGTAGAAAAGTTGATGAAATAATGGTTGCATATGATGATGAGTTTTCTAGTCAACCTGAAGATGTATATATTATAGACTATATCGCATATAGATTGGGGGGTAATGAACCTAAGGATGCTATAAGTATAGGTATATTAGACCCTAATGATGATGGTAATCCTGAGTGGCACTGGTTACCGACACCTATTCCTTATCTTATTATAAATAATGATGAAAAACTAGTATTAGCTCCTGATAGATTACAATTATTATTTGAAGGTACGGATTGGCAAGATACAGAATTAGGTCAACATAATAATCTAAATAATAGTTCAGACCCACTAGCCGCATTTGAAGCTGAACTTCAAATCCATGGTTTTAAAGCTTTTACTAAAGATGATTATAAATTATGGGATAATACAAGTCAATATTTACCTGTAGGTCTTAAAAGAAGACCCACGAGTAGAAAAATCTTAGAAGATTTAGTTGATACAGAAATTGTTGAACTATTACCTGGTGATTTAAATGAACAGATAGATAGATTGTTCGCGTTATGGAATAACATAAAAGATAAAATGCCTGTAGGTTGGAAAGAAACATCAAATATTAATCTTATATCAAATGGAGATTTCGGTGGAGGTATAGGTCCAGGTGATTATATAGGTCAAAGTGACGATACAATAATTGGTACGGTAGTGAAAGAGAATCCAGGATTTTCACCGTATGTATTGAGGACTTCAAATAATAGTACAGACTTATATTATAATATAGAAATTCCTTTAGCCGATTGGCAAGCGGGTAATGATTTAGTTTTATCTGGTTGGGTAGCTAAGGGTCCAGGTTATCCTCAGCAATATACACCTCATTTTTTTGGAAGACGGTGGGAATGGATGTATAGTAATGAAGAAGTAGTCACTACCGTACAAGAACAGGGTAATAATTTATATGGTACAATAGTAGATGATTGGACAGAAAATGCTGAAGAACAAGAATGGCGAAGATGGAAAAAAGGAATAAGTATTCCAACAGCACCAGCATCATCAGACCCCAACGCAACTATAATTAGTTGTAAATTAATTTGGAAATTAGGTAAAGTAACAGATGATTTATTAAATGATGAAAGTACTAGTTTTAGATATTTTACTGGACTCAGAGTAGAATATGGTGATAATTTAAATGATAGTAATTATATACAACTAACTAATCCATCACAAAAAACTATTTTAAAATTAGCGAGAGACATACAAGATTTAGTAAGTCCTGGAAATGTTCCTATTTTTTCTACAAATAATGTAGAAAATCTTGTAGATGCTCAAAAGATTAGTGGTATTTTAGAAGAATTATTTTTAGAAATAAAAGAAACTTTATCAAATCTTTTAGAAGAATTTACATCACAATCTGCTGGAACAATAAATCAATTATCATCTACATTCGGTAAAGCTATAGAACAAGCTACTGATGAAGACCAAACTTTAAGTTCGTTAGACCAAAATTTTAGTGTAACTTTACAAAATTTTTTAAATAGTATAGTTACATATAATAATTGGAATTGGGAAAATAATCCAGATGTAGGTATACCCACAGAACAAGAAATGTTAGATAATAATATCACAATCGAATCAGGTTTTGTCCATCAAATAACAGAATTAAAAGCCAAAATAGATAATATTGAAAATTGGATAACTGCTTTAAATGCTGTTGAACAACAACCATATATAGATGTTAATCCAGAAGATACTTACGATGATGCATCATATAATGCGGGATATACAGCTGGTGAGACAGCTGGTTACGATGCCGCTTACGCAGAATACGCTGGTATAGAGGTAGCACAAAGTCAATATGATATGAACTTAGAATTGTTTGATTTAAATAATGATGGTATAATAAATTTTGAAGAAATACAAATGTTACAAGATACAAGTATAGACCATATTTGGTTAACAAGTACAGACCTTCAAAATCCGTATCGTACTGACCAGCAATTTTATATATCATTTTATAATCCGTGGGAGACAGATGAAGATGACGGTGGGATATTTAATACTGAAGACTATATTGTACAATATCAATATAATAGACAGATTTTAATAGATATTATTCAAAGAATAATATCAGGAGATGCTAACAAACATCCATATTCATTTGAAAATAATAATGAAGTTGTAGATACAAAAGATGTATTTGCTTTGTTATCATTGAGACCTTGGATGATGGCGGACGGATATGAAGGTGGAATGCGATGTCATTATGAATATGGTACTTTTAAGAATTATGGTTTAGTACCTGTTGTATTAGATATGATGAAAGTAATGACAAGAAGAGCTATAGAAAAAGGTTGGAGTCAACAACATCAACTTATTAGTCCATATACATCTAAGACGGTAGGTACTAGAATGACTGATGATATAACAATGATGTTACAAAATTTTGATAATGTGGCGATTAGAAATTGGCATAATTATGCTCCATTTGAAGATGGTTCAAATAGTTGGCTTTGGGGTGGAGTAGTAGAAGATTCTTCTGACCACTCAAGTCAAGATGGTTCAGATGGTCAAGGTCCTGAATCAATGATGTTCTCTGATGATGACATTATGCATACTTGGGCAAAACACGCTAGAATTACTGGAACTAATGGACAACCCACAGAATGGAATTTATACGCGGAACTAGACCCAGTAAACACTTTTATGGAAAATTTATATGGATGGCCTGGTCTAGAAGCAGCGTTAGACACTACTCCACCATACGATGCTATCAATTGGACTTGGCCTTATCATCCGAATGTAGAATATGATGGTGATGGTGGTCATCACGGTGAAATATGGGAAAGAAGATGGCATCCTTATACTTTCGCTCAGCCATTTACGGTTGAAGGTTCAGACCCACTTGATGATGCTCATCACGAATACGATGATATTAGGACTGGTTGGGTACCACCTAATACATCTGGATTTATAACGAATTATCCTAGTTATGATGATAATTACGGACATATATACATATGCTTTAAAGATATACTATCTGCTATGTATTTATATCATCCTAATGTTTATTATCGTACTGATATTTTAGCAAGAGGAGGACCAGGTTCTTCTGAAAATGTCTGTGGACATATGGAATGGCATGATGGTAGAGGACTACCACAACTAGTTATTGAAGAGATGATACTTCAATATACAAAAGACCATTTATTGTGGACACAATATCCAACTTGGGATGCTAAATTTCCTTTCCCTGATGATGATGATGATGATACTGGTCATGGAGATGGTGAACGACATTGGGAGAAAAGTAATGCTGAAAATCAATGGGGTCCTGGTTGTTTTAGAGCTGGAACAAAAATTAATACACCTGATGGATATAAAGTAATAGAAGAAATTAAAGTAGGTGATATAGTTAAGTCTTATGATATTTATAAAAAAGAAGTTGTAAATAGAAAAGTAATTAAGACATTTGTACATTTAGATGATACTGATGGATTAATACTAAACAATAAAATAAATACAACACAAGAACATAGATTTTACACATCAGAAAATAAATGGGTACACGCTAAAGATTTAAATATAGGTGATAAGATATTAAATATAGATGGTTCATATAAATCAATTGAATCTATTGAATTAGATTCAGAAGCGTATACGGTATATAATTTTAGAGTTATAGGAACAGAAAATTATTTTGTTGAAGATATTTTAGCACATAACAGAAAAAATGAAAATGGTAACATTGGTCAATACTAGAGGAGAAAAAATATAATGTCAAACTTAATAAATATATATGATGATGACCAAAGTGAATTGATTATTGATAACACAGATTTTGACCCAACAAATACTAGAATTTTCCATAACTTAGGTGAAAAACCCGTAACACTAAATAATCCAGCTGGTGTATGGTCAGAATTTAATACTAAAGCTAATAAATATCAAAATGCATCATTTGTAGAATTACACATATATGATGAGGGTGACAATTTTATATTAACTTTAAATAGTGGAAAACCTTTATTACAACAACCTAGTACAGGTAAATTTTATTTCGGTGATTATCATATATATAATGATACATATATGACAGGCATTAAACATACAGCATATCCCCACGAAGAATTAGCATTAGTAAGAGATACACAAATAATACCATATCCATTTGACCAACTTACTCCCGGTGATGAAAAAACAGGTCAGAGGTATGCTATTAAAATATCCGAAATTTTTGAGATTTTAAAAGTTAATTATAGTCTAAAAAAAGATACAAAGTTCAAATTTAAATATGCAATATTCGGAGATTTATTTTTACAAGCAGCTACTCATTTTACAATAGCAGCTAGTGATAATATGGATATTGTAGACCAAGATGAGCCATTATAATGAGTAGTTTTTTTCCACAATTAACTCCTTCGGGTATTCGTTTCTTCGTTAAGAAGATAGCTAATTCAAAAAAAGAAGTACAAGTCAGTATTATTGATAATTCAATAACTTCATATGAAACTGGAATGTTTAGCTGGTTTAATTTAACAACAGGTACTGAACATACTAATAAGACACATCTTTATAATATATTTACTTCTTTAGCTACCACATCTAATTGGGCTATTAACCAAAATGAATATGAACTTGTAATTTCAGTTGGAGAAGGTAAGTATATACCTATTTTAAATTCTTTATTTGTTCTAGACCCAGCTGCAGATAATAGTGATGTGAATGGTTATCATATGGTATACAAAACAAATGAAGCTATACCAGCCACGATTAAGAAAAATCAAACTATAGATATATTAATATTAAAATCTGAATATTTAAATCAAGAAGTATTTTATGCGGGTAAACGACCACCCATTATTAAAAAATTCGGTAATCCGTTAATAACAGATTATTCTCAAACAATTCCATATCAAAAAGAAAAATTAGTTGAAGATTTTGAAAATTTTAATGAACTTACTGGTTCAGTAGGAAAGGAAAAATTAATACATACACTTTCTAGTTCTCTTCAAGAAAGATTAGTTGATTATTCAGATTTCAAAAATTTTGTACATTTTGGTTCAGCTGAACAAAGAATTAAAAATTATAAAACAAAAGTAGCTGATATTGAAAATCTTCAAATTAATATTTCTAAGTCTTTATATACAACCGGTCAAAGTGACCCTGATACATCTGATTTTAATCCGTCAAATCAAGAATCTGTAACATCAATTCGTAGTCAATATTTTAATGAACTGCGTACTATACTTAATGGTTTTACAGATTATGAAAAGTTTTTATATTATGATAATCAAATAAACTTTACTGGTTCATCACCTGGTATAGGTATGAACTATATTGAATCTGAACCGTTAGTTACATCAGATGCTATAGAGAAGAAAGCTGATTTCGAAGGTTTTCCTTACGCATATTTTATTTCTGCTTCTACTGATAAAGAAGTAGCATTCACAGCTGGTAAATATATGGCTGAGGGGAACCATTTTAATAACCAAACAGGTTCTTTCTATTTATCATTTTTAATGAAAGCATCTGGTTCATTTGACGAGAGATTTAAACATATTAATACTCAAACAAGTTCTCTTGTTAATTATCCAGAAAATAGTTTAAATGTTAATAATATTTTAAAACCATCATCAACGGGTAGTGAATATCGTAGATATGTATTTGCAGCATCAGCATCATATTGGTTACCGAATACTGGTTATCAAATCAGTCACCCTGGAGGTAATCCAATAACTGATTGGAGTAGTGATAGTAATCAAGTAAAAATAATTAAAGAAGGAACTTCAGTTACTGGTTCTTTAGTTCAAGGATTTGGTGATTATGCTAATTTACTTACAACACCCGTAAATGCAGGTGAAAGTATTACTGGAAGTTTTGTACCGAAAGGAGATTTATTTAATATATCAATAAAAGATACAAGTATAGGTAAAGCTACTTCTGCTGTTGTAACTGATATTAAAGTAACTAAAACAAATCCACTTGATTTTCTACCATTCGCTATTCAGTATTCAGTTTCATCTTCAACTTTCAATAATTGGTATGATGGTATATTATCTTCAGCTTCTTTTTTCGATACTCATAATATACATAGATTATATAATAATATTCCTCCTACTTTCCAAACAATGGATACAGAGACAAGTAATAGAGATATGTTACAATATGTTGATATGATGGGAGAATTTTTTGATGAATATAAGGTATTAATTGATGATTATTATAGAGTATTTGATTTAGGATTTTCAGATTATGAAATGGTACCACCGAAATTTAATGCATTACTAGCTAATTCTTTAGGTTATGATTTCCTTTCAGAACAAAGTGGTAGTATTTTAGAAAAATTTGGTCTATTTGATTCATTCAGTTCTGAACAAAAAGAATACAATAATAAACTTTTTAATAATATATTAAATAATATTCATTACATTTATAAATCAAAAGGTACTGATAACAGCATCAGAGCTCTTTTGAATTGTTATGGTTTACCATCTAATGTTTTAAAAATAAAAGAAACAGGTCAAAATCTTAAATCATATGAGCAAACATTTTTATCTAATGATACACATTTAACAGCTGTAAATAAATTATCTGAGATGACTGGTAGTGTTAGTTTCGAACAATATACTGAAGCATTTTTTACTTTAATAATGCATCCGATGATGAACTTGACAACAGAATGGAACTCTTCTAATGTTATATCTCAGTCAGCGGTTGAGGGTGTATTTAAAATGGAAACTACTCCGAATACTATGAGTTTATTTTCTAGTAAAGTTACAACTGGTGGAAATGACTTGTGGAGAGTTATTGTAATACCATCAGGTTCAAGTCAACCTAAAAAGGCAAAAGTTAAATTTCAATTAAATAAGTCAAATAAAGGAGTATCTCCTATCACAACACACGGAGACACTTATTCTATAGAAACACCTTATTTAGATATTCTTGATAGTAAATTAACTAATATTTTAATACAAAAAAGTGCATCATTGGCTAATGCATATCCTAAGACGGGTACTTATGATTATGAACTAATAGTAGGTAAGTTGGATGGAGAACGACTTAAATTTGTAACAGGAAGTAAAATACAAGTTGCCGGTGGAACATTGGCTGGAGGAAGAGCTAATCAAAATTGGCTTAGTGGTAGTATCAATCAATTTTATATTTGTCCAGATTATACTGGTTCAGTAGCGGAAGTAAGAAGTTGGAAAGAACCTCTTTCAGTCGGAGCATTTAAACAGCATGTTTATAATCCAAAAAACATTGTAGGTAATCATTTCTCAAGTTCATTAGATGATTTAGAGTGGCATTATTATATGGGTGAAAATTATAAATCAGGTTCAGATAAGTTTGAGGTAATTGATGTATCACCAAATACTCCGGACTATACAATAGTTGTTGATAAAAATTTATTTAATTCACAATCATTTTGGTATGATATGACTACTATTGAGACATTTAATTTTCCATTATATGGTAGTGGGGCAGGTACTTTAGTTTATAATGAAAACTCAATTTTAATACCAGATACATTTACATTAAAAGATGATTTGAGATATGACCAAAGTGTTATAAAACAAAATCACGATTTATTAAGTCACGATATAATTAATACACCACAATTAGATTTTTCCAGGTCTCCACAGAATGTTATTAACGATTTCTTAAAAGATAATTTGGGTAATTTAGATTTTAATGATTTGTTCGCCGACCCTAGAGATGAGTTTGAAGATTCCTATGAAGCCTTAGATAAATTTAATCATAACTTAATTAATAAATTTGATATATCAATTAATATTAATAAATTTAAAAGAGGAGTATCAAGAATATTTAATTCATCACTTATAGAAAGTACTAAAAAAATGTTACCGGCTAGAGCGAAGTTAATAGATGGACTCGTTTTAAAACCAACATATACTGAACGAATTAAAATAAAACCATTAAAAGAAAGACCTTCTGTTGAAAAGTTAGGTGACAATGAAGGAGTATTACCAGATACAAGTTGGACTTTTACACCCGGAGAAGAACATAAACCATATGCATATTCATTTAATGATTTAGATGCTGATTTTGAAGAGACTTTCTATCCATGGTATGAGAATAAAGGTGATAGTACAGGTATAATTTTAGATGCGAGAGAATATCCAGATAGAATATTTGATGACAGACCGGAATTGTCTTGGGGTACTACACTTAATGATACTCATTTCGTTAGTCATTTAGATGCTGGTATAAATAATGATTATAATACTGGATATTATGAAACTCAAGATGTATTTCATATGATTGGAGATATTGAATTTATATCTGGTTCATTACATTGGGGTTTACCTCAAATTGATTATATGAAAGATAGTACTTTTAAAAATAAAAAATTATTGAAAACAAGTGATGCTGTAGCTAGTAGAGAATTAGGAACTACTTTACAATATGTTTCTGTAAATAGTTCTTCTTATTATGGTAAACTAATTGATAATGAATTTAGAAGACCACAAAATCATCATACAACTTTTGGTGGTCATAGTCATATGAATTTAGGTAGAATATATGAAGGATATCAACATCGTGGTGATATAGACAATAATACTTATTCTAATAATACTAAAGTTTCTTATGTTGCTCCAGCTGTAAGTGATTTGGCACATAAAGTAGTTGTACCTAAAGGAGCGATGACTGATACAACAAGTAAATTAGCATATGAAGATTTAACTACACAGGCATTTTATCGTATACAAATTGATAATAAAGGTAAAGGAAAATTAAAAGTTATTAGGAATGATGAGATAGAAGGTACCGCATCTTAATTTTTTTTAACATAAAATGAAAAAAAACTATATTTATATATGAAAACATATATGCAGTTAAGTTATAGTACATTTCATAATATAGGAGAACATTAATGGGATATTTAGATAATTCAACTATTGTAGTTGATGCAGTTTTAACAAAAGAAGGTCGAAGATTATTGAGTGAAGGTCAAGGCCTAGATATTCAATATTTTACTTTATCTGATTCCGGTATAGATTATACTTTATGGAATCCAGACCATCCAAGCGGTTCAGCTTATTATGGAGAAGCAATTGAAAATTTACCATCTTTAGAAGCTTTACCTAGAGGTCAATTTTATATGCGTAACAAACTAATAACTTTAGGAAAAGGTGTTACGAGTATACCATATTGGGAAGTAAATGGTAACACAGATTTACAGATTATACCAATAAAAACATCAGATGATAGTGACCCAAATACAGGTACATCAGATAATCCATCTTATTTAGGTGTAGAAGTTAACTTTGAAATAAAAGGTAGTACTGGTGAAGGTAATTATCAATTAACAATACCAAATGCTACTGCTTTAAGTAGTATTCAGGCTGGTGATTGGGGTAATAATACTAATAACAATTGGCAAATAAATCCATTGAGTAACGAAGATGGTCAGAGTGTAACTTATCTTCAAAATATAGAAGCGGCTGATGCAGCATTTTATAATTTACAACCTGGAAGTAATCAATTTTCAATTAGATTTAAAAGAACAAATGTATCAGCTGTAATGGATTGTTCACTTATTAGTCTACAGACTGGTATAACAAAAACTTTTAGACTAGATATAGAAGCAATTTAATAATTAGGAGAATAATACTATGCCAAATCATTATGGAAATGCCGGTGGAAATAGAGGAAGAGGAAATCTAGCTTCTAACACCCAAAGATTGAATCAAGGAGCGAGTCAAGGCACTGCATTCAGTCAACAAACTCAAGACCAATCTATCAATCTATCTTTCGGAGCAGCATTGTCAGTCGGTGATGTTTTGACAACTCAAACTAAAGTAACCAAAGGGTATTTTACTGGTGATACTGGCTTATTAACTGGAAATTTGATTCACACTGGAAGTTTAGGTTCTACTAATTTACCATACTATTATAATTTAACAAATAATCATCCTTTGTCATCAAGTGTAGCTACACAATTCGCAATAACATTTGGTCATAGAGGAGGTTCTGGTTCTCAATGTCTAGATGGTACTGGTAATGAAACTTTAGTTGGTCCTAGTAAAGCTATTTATAATCAATTAGCTACTTTAGTATTACCGGAAGGTGAAGTATCGGGTGGTTTCGAAATATCAAAACAAGGTAATCACGCAGAAACTGCAGCTGGTCCTTTAACAGGTCCTGATGAATATATTTATGCATTAATTGGTCAACGAGGTCGTTTTAAAGATGAATTAGATTATGGTAATTGGACATTAAAATTAAAAGGACAAAACTCTGATGGTACTGATACAAGAACATTATACTTAACTGATGATAGTAAAGATACAAGTGCTACCGTTAAAAATAGTATTTATGGTAGAAAATTTAATATCGTAAGTGGTTCAGTAGGTAATACAATAAGTAGTTCAGCATACAGAACATTTGGTTGGTATTATCCAGAAGCGGGTATGATGATATTAAGTGGTCACGAATTATCTGCTAGTATACCTGGACAAACAAACACCAAACATATGACTGCTAGTTTTGATGCATCTGTAACAGCTGGAACACATTTAACACATAGTGGCTTCGCTCCTAACTTACATAATGGTGGTAATCCACAAAATGCACTGAGATTAGCTACTTGTATGAGATATATTAATACTGCAGAACAAAGATTTAGAAGTGCTCAAATTCAAAACAAGAAAAGTTATTTTTTAACCGTACCACCATCGGCTTGTAATTTTTCCACTAACCCGACATTTACTTCTGGTTCAGCTGGAAAAATTCGACATAAATCTATGTATGGTAATCCGAATGTATTTATAACTACCGTTGGTTTACATCGTAGTGATGGACGATTAGTAGCAGTTGCTAAATTGTCATCACCAATTATAAAAAACTTTGGAGTACAGACAACGATAAAAGTAAACTTAACTTATTAAGGTTGGAAAAATGATATGGCTACATTTTATAAAGGCATTGAATATGTATCAAATCCACGAGAAAGAGTAGTTTATTACAAAAACCAATCATTTACTAATACAGATGAGGGTATTTCTTCCGTACAATTCAGGTCAGAATCTTTACAATATGAATCAGCGACTGGTTTAAAACAACATACAATTTCTGGTAGTCATTATCAGTTCGCAGATAATTTTTTAAATTCTGATAAAGAATCTCAATTTGATGGATATGTAAACATACATAGAAATAAATTTTATACATCAGGTTCAGTACTTTATATTCCTCAACAATATTTCGGAGAGCAGATAAAACCAAAATCTTTTACTTTAACTGATGACTCTACAGCTAAACAAGTAATAATAAAAGATGATGGAAGAGGTAACTTGTTTTCATCTAATGCACATAATTCAAGAAGTGTAAGTTCCGTTTCGTCTTCAGATAATTATGTAGGAAATATTCATTATCAGAGTGGTGTAGTTTTACTTACAGAAACAGCTTCGTGGTCAGGTTCTGGATTAAATACAACAGATATAAATTATAGTGATGTTACACGAGGTAGTTATAGAGTTGATTTTAATTCAACACAAACAATTACACAAAATGAAATAATTGTAAAGATTAAATCACACGAGTTCAACGCAACAGGTAATCAAAGTATTTATAAAAACCATGACGCGGTCAGGTCATCAGAAATAATAGAAAATATTTCTAAAAGTATAGATGATTTTTCACCATACGCAACAGGTATAGCATTTTATAAAGATATACCATCTGTTTTATCTATTAGAACGATAGATACAGGTGAGAGGACTATAGTATCAAAGTCATATGATGAATCGTATAATCCTATAGATGAATATGTAGGAGATGATGTAGTTTTTTATGTTCCTGAAACTGAACCATTAATGGTGGCCAAATTTCCTAGACCAATTAAAATAGATAGTACTGGTGATATAACATTAATTATTAGATATGATACATAAAAGAGAAAAAGATGGCACAAAATAATCAAAATCAACAAACTGATACTGGTGGTAATAATAATATAGATTATACAATAAATTTATTTTTACACGGAGTAGATGTAGGAACTATTGTAGAAATAGGAACAGCCAATTCATTTTTTGGTAATCAACGACTTACAAATGTACCTTCAGTAGAAGAATTAGAATTAGTTAGTCAAATAAATCCTATAAGTAGTGCACATCCACAGATGTTAAACAAATGTTTTCAATTTCCGGGATATCGTCTTTCTACTAATAGTGCAGATACTTATGAAGAATCTTTAATTAATCCATTAGGTGGTTATGGAGCTTTAAGTCATACTAGTTGGAACACTTATTTTGCTGATTCAAGTTGGAAATATGAAGGTAGTAATAGTTCTGTTTATTTTACAGCACCGGCTCAGAATAATACTTGGAATTGGACTACATATTTACAAGTTCTTTTAAATCACAATAGAATAAGTGGACTACCTATGTTACTTGATGAAAGTAGTCATTTAACTCGTTGTAAACAAATTATAAGAGGTGTTGGTAATGGAAATCCTCCATATGAGTGGATACCAGTAACTACACCATTAATAAAAACTAGAATGTTATTACGAGAATGGCATGACACTAGTTTACAGACAACAGACGATTGGGTAGAATTTTATTGGGTAGCACAATGTAATGGGCATGTTAATGGAATAACTGGAGACCCTACTACTGATTTTCGTTTATTAGATAGTTCTGGTACTCCTATAGAATTTGGTACTTTTCCTGGTATGGAATTCGGAGCTGCATTGACTGGTACATATACTAATCCAAATGGCCAAACTTTTGGTATAGAAGGTAACATATATGATTTATATCAAGTAGCATTACCATATGGTATGCCGAAATTAGTAATACCATTTAGACGACCTTTATCAGTTACTTTTGATGATTGTTTTGCGGACGGAGCTGAGTACCAAGGAGCACTTGATGGTGAAGGAATTACATTCGGAGATTTTTCAGAAACTTTAGGATTCAGACAACCACGAGTTTTCCCGTTCACTGGATTACATAATCCAACAGGACAAGTAACTGATGGCTTTCCACATAAAGGTTTTGCACCGGGTGATGAACCAAACGATGCTTTAATAAATGCATATGAGTCACAGGACAATTATATACAAGATACAGCTGACCAATGGGGACCTTACATATGGGGTATAGGAGAATTTTCTTCTTATCAAGATAGACACCGATTATTTGGGATAAATAATGGAAATCTTTCATTACAAGGATTTTTCATTAATGATTATGATTTAGCTAACATATACGAATATGATTCACATACAGGTTTCCCTATAAATCATAATGCAGATACTTATCAAGCCAATATGAATATATATAATCAAATAATAAATCATCCTAATATATCTCTACAAAATAAACAGAAAGTTTATTTAATGCGACAAAGATATGCTATGACTGCACTTGATGGTTGGGGACAAGCGACTGGTGGATTTTTACCATCTATACAATCAGTATTAGATGCGTATCAAATGAGTTCTGGATTAAATTCATCTAATAGTTTAATGATTGATATTAATGAAAAACTATGTCCATTAGGTCCTCCGGCACCAGCTGGTTATGACCCAATAGTAGGTCATAATTGGGAACAATTTTTTGGAATATCAGCTGATGAGAATATATCATTTTCAGATGGATATGTTCCATTTTATTTTTCTAATTCATTAAATTTTAATGTTACAGATGAAACTACTACAGATGGTTTTAACAACTCAGCTCTTATAAATAGTTTTAATAATTATTGTGCCGAACATTCTATTCAGATAAGTGGAGCAAATTTAACAAATTTATTCCATTTATGTCAAGAATTTGTAGATAGAAAAATATGGGAATGGTGTTTCGATGCATATGTAGTAGCTAGACAACTTTATAGTGGTTCAAGTCCAACACCAACTCCGACAGAATTATTCATATTAAGTGAATCTGGAACAGGAGCTATAACATTACAAATGATACAAGAAAATGAATCACTATCAGCGGCTGATAAAGATAAAGTTACTTTATTTAGATTAATAGTGATGACATTGTATAGTATGTGGTTACAACAATATAATAGTGAAAATGGACCCGCGTTTAATCATCCTAATCATTTATTCGCTCCGTTTACAGGTCAATGGTCAGAATCAGAAGGAGCGACAACTGAAGAACAAAGCACTTTAAATGATATTAGTTATCCACCACATGCGGCATGGGAAACTTATGTTGAGAATGGTTGGTCAGATTGGATAAAATTAGCTATAATAACTCTACCGACGAATTATGGTGGTATACAAATGTTTGAAACTTATAATTTTATAATATATTGTGCCTCAGGTGGAACAATATATATACCAAATGATACATATCAAGCTACACCGAGTGATAATTTCTTACCAGATGCGATGACAAGTGATGTAGATTGGGGAGTCTTTTATCAACCAATGGGATATATTCTTGAACCTGGATGGAATACTATCACTTACTATGGTCCCGATTTTACAGGAACAAATCCGTGGGCAGAAGCTGCTTATATAAATGAAAATTTTGATGGACTAAATGGTCAAATAGAATTTATTAATTTTGGTAGTTCTCAATCTTTAATATATTCATATGAATCTATTACTACTGATGAAGGTAACTTCGTCACAGGTTTCTATCCTTCGAGTGCAACAGGTGAAACTATTTTAAAATATGGTCAAGAAATACAAGTTAAAGTTAGTGAACAACAAGTTGAGTTTGAAACTATGGCATTCGGTAGTCCTATTGAAAATGTTTATAATTATTGGTTTAGTACGAATACTACTATGTATCAAATGGTACAAACTTTGATGATGGCCGGTTATAATGGTACAACATTAGATGCTAATGGTGATGGAGATATAACTTTAGCTGACGGAATGGCTATAGCTAATGCATTGGATGATTATAGACCATATCAATTTATTCAATGGGCTCAACAGATTGGCCAAAGTGATATTATATATCAATATTTTCCACCGAATGGTATGACGATAAATCCTTTAACACAAGATGAAATACAAGAATTTGGTTTACCTCCAATGCCAAGTTTATTTTACGCACCAGCTGGCTCAGTAAAAACATTTGACGCAATACAAAATTTAACACATAATAGAACACGAGGTTACTTTAAAGGTAATCCAGCATTGAATGAAATCGGTGCTACAACAATGTTAACAGCTACTAATGGTAATTCTACATTACCCAACTATGAAGGTACGAATGCATCACAGAATGAAATTGGAGCACGATACATTAATGGTAACCAAATATTTACTCAAAGTCGTAACCCAAGTAATGACCCATATAATTATGTTATTTTAGATGGTGACCCTAGTAACGCCGATTCAGAACCTATCTTTTCTGTTAGTTTTGGTCAAAGAGAGGGTTCGGGTTCAAGAGTTAGTGGAAATGGTAAATCGGCGGCATATGCTATATATAAACAATGGGCTAATACACTACTTGGTACGGAACGAGGAGAATTTTTCTCAATATCAGGTTCTTTGAGAGGTACAGATTTAGCTCCTTCAGATAATGTCAATAGTAATTCACCTATTTCTGATTCAAATAGAAATCCTGACGAATATATCTATGTTTTATCTTCTATTAAAAAAGGTGATGCTATTTTAGATAAAAATATACCAGATTGGCAAATAACTTTAAGTGGTTCCAATCTTACAGGAGGAGGAGCTACCGTAAGTTTTGTTAGTGATTATGAATTTAATAAAGGTGGTTACTATCAAAGTAATGGTTTACTAAGATATAATATAATTAGAAAACAAATACAGGGAGATGGTTCTAATCAAGGCTTAACGCCACCAAGTTCAGCTTCTTATGGTCATTTTTATCCAGATATGGGAGTTTGGGTATTCAATGAAATGGTAGTAAGACATTTTGGAGGACAAGGAAGTACTGATGTAGTTGATTTCAATAGACCTGGTAAATCTCATAATGGTTTAGCGATGAATGGAGCAGCAAGAAGTGATAAAGAATATAATAATGCATTAAAATTTGTAAATGCTCTTAGAAATAGAGGAACAAGTAAATGTATTGAAAGTTTAGTTTACCAAAATGAAGAAAACTTAAAATTATGTGTAGCTAGAATAAAGCCTGAAGAATTAAATTATACTTTGAATCAAACAAGATTAGAAAAAAATGGTAAATTAAATACTTTTAGTAATACTATGAATTATGAAGAAAATACTGATAATACTCCTACATCGTTTGCTAATAGTATTCAAATATATGATAAATATGGTTATATGGTGGCTGTAGGTAATTTAAGTACACCATTAAAAAAAGATTTTAATTCAGAAATAGTTATTAAAGTTGTAGTACCAACATAAGGAAAATAAAATGGTTACATTAGGATTAGATGCATCTACGACTTGTGTCGGATATGCATTCACACAAGATAAGAAGATTCTCGATATGGGATTCATCGACATCAAAAAAGAAAAAACACCAAAAGATAAAGTTCAGAAAGTTCTTGGATTTCTCAATGAAAGTTCGTATATTGATGAAGTTATGGATATTAACATTGAAGATAATCTATCAGGATTTGCTGGTGGAAGAACTTCACAACAAGTTATTATCAAATTAGCTAAGTTTAATGCTATACTATGTTTTATGTTAGAAGAAATGTTTGAGTTTAATGTTCATAGTATAAATCCAATGACTGCTAGAAAACAAGTGTTTGGAAAAGCTAGAGTCAAAGGAATCAAAGCTAAAGATTTAGTTAAAATGAAAATAGAAGAAATGTATAACACAAAGAAATGGTGTAAAGAAACTACACGAGGTAATTGGGATAAAAGAAATATCGATATGTACGATGGTTTAGTAATGTCACTTTTTAAAAATAAAGCTTGACTTTTATACTAAAACCTTCGTATATTGTATTAAATGTATAAATACGAATTAGTCACATTATTAGAAAAAGTATTAATGAAGAGTTACCAAATGAAAAATGGTGAGCATGCTTTTCATTGTCCTTTCTGTAATCATCACAAAAAGAAATTACAAGTAAACTTTGACACCCAAAAATGGCATTGTTGGGTTTGTAATGCTGGTGGTCATAAGATTGGTATATTACTCAGAAAGATAAATGCACCTAAACAAATCATTTCAGAGGTATTGAAAATACTCGGTGATTATAGAGGTGTCAAACACGAAAAAGATGAAAAAACAGAATATAATGTTAGTTTACCACAATGTTATAAACCTCTTTGGAAAAAATCAGATGATACATTATATAAGCATGCGATACATTATTTGAAACAAAGAAATATCGGTCCGATAGATATTCTTCGTTATTCAATAGGATATTGTTCATCAAATGGATACTCTAATCGTATTATTATTCCGAGTTATGATGCTGATGGTAAATTGAATTATTTTATAGCACGAGATATGTTTCCAAATTCAAAGTTTAAATATAAGAATCCACCAATGTCAAAAGACACGGTGTGTTTTGAGATGTTTATAAATTGGAAAGAACCAATTGTTTTATGTGAAGGAGCATTTGATGCTATAGCTATTAGAAATAATGTAATACCTTTATTAGGTAAATTTCCAAGTAAAACATTAGTTATGAGATTAGTGGAAAAGAAAGTAAAAAAGATTTATATCGCACTTGATGAAGATGCGAGACAAGATGCCATTAAGTTAAGTAAGTTTTTAATGGATTATGGTATTGAAACATATTTAATAGACTTGAAAGATAAAGACCCTTCAGAAATGGGATTTAATAAATTTTGGAATTTATTACACGATACAAAACAAACAAAATTTTCAGATATAGTTAAGGGGAGATTATATGCGTAGAAATTGGAACGAAAATTGGAGAAAATCAATCATAGTATTAAGTGGTGGATTCGACCCAGTACACAAAGGACATTTGAGAATGTTCAGAGAAGCGAGTTGGTTAGGACACCAAGTAATTGTAGGATTAAATTCAGATGATTGGTTGACTCGTAAAAAAGACAAACCATTTATGAAGTTTGAAGAAAGAAAAGAAATACTTGAAGGATTTAAATACATAAATCAAGTATTACCATTTGATGATTCAGATGATACGGCTAGTGATTTAATTAGAAGAGTTCATAATATTTATGATAGTGAATCACACGAACACGAATATGAAGATGCGGGTCATATGGGTATGGTGGGTTATTATCAAATTTATTTCGCTAATGGTGGTGATAGAACTTCAGATAATGTACCTGAGATGAATATTTGTCGAGAATTAGATGTAACTATGTTATGGGGTGTCGGTGGAGGAAAAATCCAATCATCATCTTGGTTAATAGGAGGAAAAGATGAGTAAAGATACAACACCAGAACAATATTTAGAAATGTGGTTATCAGAACAGATACCTACAGGTGAATGGTTACGATTATTGGAATGGAGAGAAGATATTAAAGAGGTATATGAAAAACATTTAGAGGCTAAAGATGAATAGAGTTTATATATTTGATGTAGATGGAACATTAACACCATCAAGACAACCGATGACAAAAAAGTTTAGAGATTTTTTTAAAAAATGGGCTTTAGAAAACACATTTTATTTAGTTACAGGTTCTGATTTACCTAAACTTCAAGAACAAATGGAAGGTCTAGAAATACACGCCGATGGAATCTTCACTTGTTGTGGAAATGAATTTTGGCAAGCGGACCCAGCAGTACATCCAAAATATTGTGATTTAATTTATCAAAATAGATTTACTCCACCCGATTCTCTAATTGAATACTTAGAAGAAAAATTAAAAGAAAGTAAATATTATCATAGAGCGGGTAATCATATTGAAAATAGAAAGTCTTTATTAAATTTTAGTGTAGTTGGTAGAAATTGTACATTAGAACAAAGAAAAGATTATTTTGAATGGGATAAAGAAAGAAATGAAAGAAAAAGTATAGCTACTGGTATAAAGTTTGGTTGGTCAAAACTAGATGCTGTCATAGGTGGCCAAATATCTATAGACATATATCCAAAGGGTAGAGATAAATCACAGATATTGGATATCATAGAACAAGAAAGACTTGTAAAACCTGATGAATATATTTTTATAGGTGATGGTATCAATAATAAGGGCAATGATTGGCCATTAGCAAAATTAATGCTTACTAAAAAAGATTATTGTTCATCATATCAAACAGATGGTTGGAAAGAAACACAAAAAATATTGGAGAATTTAATTGATTAAAACAATAGCACATTTAGCAGATATACATATTCGTAAACTACATAGGTTTGTAGAATACAGACAAGTATTTAAAAAACTATACAAACAATTAAAAGATTTAAAACCAGACGCTATATACATTGGTGGAGATGTTGTTCACGGAAAACTTGATACATCACCCGAAGAAGTCAGAATGGTTGCAAACTTCTTTTTAGAATTATGTAAGATAGCTCCAACGATTGTTATACCAGGTAATCACGATTGTAATTTAAATAACAAATCAAGAGAAGATACTCTTTCACCTATCGTAGATTTAGTACAAAAGATTACACCTAATTTACATTATTGGAAAAAGTCAGGTGTTTATACAATTGATAATGTAGATTTTGGACATATGTCAATATTTGACCACGATAAAGAAGGTAATCAATTAACAGATGGTTTACCTAATCCAGATGATTTAAAAAATAAACATAAAGTTGCGTTGTTTCACGGTGGAGTAGATAAACATTTATATGATAATGGGTTCGCTGTTAGAGATGAGCATGTTAAACTTGACACATTTGCTGGATATGATATGGTGTTGTTGGGTGACATACATAAAAGACAATTCTTAAATGAAGAAGAAACAATTGCATATCCTGGTTCATTAATTCAACAGAATTATTCAGAAGAACCAAGTCACGGATTCTTATTATGGAATGTAGAAACAAAGAAAGCTGAATATCACGAAGTAGAGAATGATTATGGTTATAAAATATTAAAAGTAGAAGAGGGTGAAATAAAAAATTCTACAACAAATGATAATCCATTTGAATTAACATTTATGCCACCAAAAGGTAGAGTAAAGATAAAATTTTGGGATACAACACTTGAACAAATTAAAGATATACAAATCGGTTTGAGAAAACAATATCCTAAACTTAAAGAAATAATAACAGAAAGACAAGATAATATATCAATAGGAAGTGACAGAGAAAATAAATTAGATATTGGTGATGTGAGAGATGTTAATTATCAGAATGAATTATTAGAAGATTTCTTGAAAAGAAATGTTGATGGTATAGATGATAAAACAATACAAAGAGTTCAAAAGATAAATGAAATGACAAATGATTCACCAGAGATATATGATGGTGATATTACAAGGAATGTGGATTGGAAAATAAAGTCGTTTGAGTTTGATAATATGTTTTGTTATGGTAAAGGTAATAAAATAGATTTTAGTAAATTAGATGGAACGGTAGGAGTTGTAGCTCCTAATCATTCAGGTAAATCATCTATAATGGATGCTATTGCTTATACAATATATGATGTATGTAGTAGAACAACACGAGCGTTGGATGTAATGAATAAGAAAAGACAAACATTCAGAGCTAAATTAAATCTTGAAATCAATGGTATAGATTATTGGATTGAAAGAGATGCTCAATATAAGAAAAGACAACACAAAGATGGTACAAAAACTCATATGTGTCCAGTTAAAGTTAAATTTTATATGATTGATGATGCTGGTGAAGAAGTAGATTTAAGTGGAGCGGCAAGATTTAATTCAGCATATGGAAGTGGTACAAACGAAGAAATCAAGAAAGTGTTAGGAACATTTGACGACTTCATCCTTACCTCGTTATCGCTACAAACCAATGGTATGAACTTCCTCGATAAGAAACAAGCCGAGAGAAAAAAAATTCTTTCTACTTTTATGGATATTGAGGTGTTTGAACAACTTGAAACCATTGCCAAATCTGATTCCAATGAAGAGAGAATTATGTTACGACAATTTCAAAAGAAAGATTCGTATAAAGAAATAGGTACGATAAATCAAAGAATTACTGAATTAGAAAAAGATGAAAAAGAATTAGCTAATAAAGATAAACAAATAGATGATAAATTAACTGATTTAGAAACAAAAAAAATTGAATTAGTTAAAAAATTATATAAGATAGATGAGACTTATGATATAGATGAATTACAAACATTAAAAAATTCTAGTTATAGTGAAAAACAAGATATAGAAAAAAAACTTAAAGAAGATAAAGAATATAAAGAAACTTTACGACCAATGTATATGGATTACCACAAAAAACTCGCAGAAGTTGATGAAGAGAAAATACAATCAGATTATGAAGATTATAAAGAAATTAAAAAAGCTTTAAGAGAAATCAAAAGTCAAATGAAATTAATTGAAACTAAATCTAAATCATTGAATAGACATGCTGATGATTTAAAGAAATTTGAGTATGATGAAAATTGTGAATATTGTATTAAGAATGGTAAAGAACAAATACACGAACAAGAAGAAATACAATCTCAATTAATGGATTTAGATGAAGAATATAAAGAGTGGGAAACACACTTTAAATTAAAATCTTACGCTCTTGAAAAATTAGGTGACGCTGAGAAAAGAAATAGAGATTACAAAATATTTTCAGATGAATTAAATCAAATATCTCACGACGCTGTTAAAATAGGTGGTAAGATAGATAAGAATGAAGCTAGATTAAAACATTTAGAAAGTAATTTAAATAACATAGATAGTAAGATTAGTAGATATTATGAATTAGAACAAAAGATTGAAACAAATAATGATTTAAATGAACAAATATCCACACTTACAGATAAGATATCTCAACTACAGATAGAATCAATATCAGTTGATAAAGAATATAAAAAAGTATTATCGACTTTATCAGTAGCTAAAAATCAAAAACAACAAATAGAAGATGATATTCAAAAACTTGTTGATATAGAACAGAAAATATTAGATTATGATTTATATCTTTTAGCACTATCTAAAGATGGTGTTCCGTATGAGTTAATCTCAAAAGCAATTCCAGCTATTGAAAGAGAAATCAATTATGTATTAGAAAATATGAATGCTGGTTTCCATATTGAATTAGAGATGAAAGATAAAATGATTGACGCCTTTATATGTTATGGTGATGATAAATGGAATCTTGAATTATCAAGTGGTATGGAAAGGTTTGTTTCATCATTAGCAATTAGAATAGGATTAATCAATGTATCAACATTACCTCGTCCTAACTTCATTATAGTAGATGAGGGATTCGGTGCTTTAGATTCGGATAATATTGCTAATATGCAAGGAGCGTTTCAATACTTGAGAACTCAATTTGATTTCACTATGATTATAACTCACTTAGATACAATCAAAGATTATATGGATACATTGATTCCTATTGATGTAGAGAATGGAATTAGTAAAGTTACTTATGTATAACAGATAATTTCTTACCAACCTTCTTACCATTTGAAAGATGTTCAAATAATATTCTTGAAAGATTAGCTGATACGGTTAATCCTCTCATTTTACTATCTTCTTCTAATAGTTCATCTATTTCATTACTTATTGATATTGACCTGATTTTCTTCATATTAATAAATATTAATAATTTTTATTAATCTTTAAAAGATTCTCATAAAATTAATATTTATAGATGTAGAATCATGGAGAATTTATTTGGCAATTAAAAGATATCCACCTTCGTTTGATAAGAATAAGAAGTATCCACCACAATATGATTTAGAAAATATAGATGTGTTTCTAGAATCACCTGTAGGTGATTACTTTAATATTAGTGGTCTGCCTAGTGAGATTGGATTTGGTAAACACGCATTTAGTCTTTATGTTACAGAACCACTAAATGGTTTACCATTAAAAGACTATGGAAATATTTTAATAGAAGCAAAAGATGCAGCAGGTACCTTAATATGGTCTGGTGTAACACAACATTCTGATATTAGTGGAGCAGCTGTTTGTTATATTTGGGTAAAACAAGACCCTCTTAGAACTGAAAAAAATATAATTGATGGAACTGGAACATTAACTATTGTAGGGCAATTATCTAATGTACCAAATCAATATAGAGATGTATATAATTTAAGAACTACTATACCATTAAATATACGAAAAAGTTTTTCAAATCTCTCTCCTTTATTTTTTCAAAGTTCATCTTTAATTCAAAGTACTTTAGCAATTTCAGAACAACTTGAAGCTGATATTGATAATGCTAACTTTAATAGGTCATATGCTGACATAACAATTAAAAATTTAGAAACTTATGGTGGTCAAGTAGATTCAATTCAAATAAGTTACTTAGAAAGTGGTTCTTTATCGACTTTAACAGATAATGACTATACATTTTTAACGCAACATACAATACAAACAACAAGTGCTTCTTTTGAAGATGAAATTGACTTTAAGATATCAGAAGGATTAAATCCTACTAGTCAATCATTTAGAGTATTAATGCCACCTATGGCAAATCAATCTGGTAGTGATTTTGGATTAGATAATAATAAATTTAAATTTAAGTTTGAATTTTTAAATAAAAATAATGAAAAAGCTAAAGCAGTTACTACTAATACTGATTTAATTATTACTTCTTCTTGGATTGAGTTCGCCGGACCTGCTACGGTTATTACTGGTGAAGATAATTTAATAGCGGGTCAGATGTTTATTGGTAATTCAGTAGGTGATGGTATTGAAGTTAGTGGTCAATCTTCAGCATTTTTAAGAAGTATAGGTTATTTAGGATTTAATAGTGCATCGGCTGGTAGTGGTTCTGGATTTATGTTATATTCTGGTTCTGTTCTCGGAGCTAATACAGATGAATATTCAAATGGTGGTATAGGATTTGAATTTGTTCAAGATTCTAGTTCTTATATGAAATTTGGCAGTGCTAATAATTTATTCGATATTAGAGCTAAAACATTTTTCGTAGGTAGTGAAACAACACAATTTATTAGTGGTTCTAGTGGTAAAGTAGAAATAAGTTCATCTAAATTTCATTTGAAACCTGATGGTAGTGTTACTATGTCAGGACAATTAGCTGTAGAAGCTGGTGGTACAATTGGTGGTTTTACAATATCAGATGATGCCCTTTCAACAGATACTTTTATACTTAGTAGTAGTCAAGTTCTTAATGACCCTGTTTCATTTATTTCTTCTAGTGCGTTTAAAGTAAGCGCCGCCGGTAAATTAACAGCATCAGAAGCATATATAGCAGGAGCTGTTATAACAGGCTCAACTGGTGATTTCAAATCTATAGTAGCTAGAGGAGTTAGTATAGGTGGTAGTGGTGATACTACTGAAGGACAGATTTCAACTACACAAGTTACTGCTAGTGTTATTTCTGCGTCAAGTACATTACTTACAGGTGAATTGACAGCTTCTTCGTTAGATGTGACAGGTACATCTACTTTTGATGGAGCAGTAACATTTAATGGTGATGTAGGTGCAGTCAGTTCTAGTAAGATAATAAGTGCTTCTCGTATTCACGGTGAATTAGGAGCAACTTTTAATGGAAATGTAATTGTAAATGGAGATGTAAAGGCAGAGAATTATATAACAGAAGAAATAACTATTATTACTTCTGAAGGTTCAACACGATTCGGTGATACACAAGATGATAGACACGAATTTACTGGGTCTTTAGAAATTCATCACACAGGTTCAATTGGTTTTCATTTAACTGGTTCTGACGCACGAGTAGATGGAAACATAAGTGCGAGTGGATATGTCGCTGCAAGTTCATTAAAAGGAATAAGTCCATCTGGTGGAGATTTAATAGATATTGTCAAAGCCTCAAATTCTCAAATAATTGTCGGTGATAGTGGACTGAATAACCCATTAATTCTTAATGGAAACTTATGTTCTATACAAATAGGACCTGATATTAATGAATCTTATGCCGGTGGGACTCCGGGTGATAATAAAATTACTTTTAGTACACAGAATAGTTATTTTTATGGTAAAGCTATGTTTGGAGGAATCAATACAGATTCTAGAGTACTTAGTGATACATTAACCGTAGCAGGTTCATATAGTGGAAGTGGTGATTTAAAAATATCGAATGGAACAAATACTTTACATTATGATGTATCACGACACGCAATTTCATCAAGTGGAGCTACTCTTGATTTTATGGGAACAGATTTCTCATTCAATACAAATGATTTATTTATTGACCAATCTACAAGTAGAATTGGTATCGGAACGACAAGTCCAACAACAACATTAGAAGTAGTTGGTGACATCAGTGCGAGTGGTGTTGTATATGCTAGTAGATTCGAAGCTAGTGGTTCTGGAACAGCCATTGACATTGTTGATAATTTAGATATAACAGGAGCTCTAACGGCGAGTGCAGGTATTAGTGCTAGTGGACATATTGTTACAACTAGAGGGATTAAATCAAAAGAAATAGATGCCAACGGTGACTTAACTCTACATAAACTTAACGCTGGCACTAGAAATATAGTATTTAAAACTGATGGTGATTCATCTGGTGATATGGATGCAGCTATAACATTAGGTTCTTCTGAAGATTTAACAATACGAACTCAAAATGATGGTGGTGATATAGAAATAAAAACTACTAATTTTGATGATGCAATTTATATAGATGATTCGACACAAAGAGTTGGTATTGGAACAAATGTTCCCGGTGATAAATTTACCGTAGCCGGAAACATAAGTTCAAGTGGTGTTGGAATATTCAGTAGTTTAGATATATCTGGTAATATAGATGTCGATGGAACAACTAATTTAGATGTAGTTGACATAGACGGAAATGTAGATGTAGCTGGAACACTTACTTTAAATAATACGACAACAACAACAGATTATATTTCATCACCATTTTATCAAAGTGGTTTCGCGGGAACAGGTTGGAGAATAGAATCAGGCTCTGAAGCAACTTCTTTGACCGTTGATGATTTAACCGTTCGTGGTAATATGAGTGTCTATGAATTACTAATACATCAAATAAGAGCTACTAATGGTAATTTATTTATTTCAAATACAGGTAAAATAATATCGGCCAGTATAACAAATACCAGTGAACAAGAATTTAAATTATTTTTTGATACAGGTTCAGGGTATGGTCATTCATTTAGACCAGGAGATTTAATACGAGCACAAAGATGGCAACCAGATGCTAATGGTTCAGGCTCTCAAGTTTATAAATCAGATTTAGCTATTATATCTGTTACTGATACTACTTCATCTATAGCTAGACTTACTGGTTCAATGGATGCAGGTTCAACAGATATACCACAAGCAGGTTATGAATATGTAAGAATAGGAAACTATACTACTTCAAGTAGACAAGGTTCAATTTATATGACAGCTGATGATGGTAATGCACCATTCATTGATGTAGTTGATGATGTTACTAAACATTCAGAATTTGGTTCAAAAGTTAAAACAAGAATTGGTAGATTATCAGGTATTACTTCTACTACTTTCCCAAGTATAGGTACAGGACTTGATGAATATGGTTTTTATGCATCTGGTTCAGCTTTCTTAGAAGGTGGTATCAATGCCACAAAGGGAAGTATTGGTAATTGGTATATAGGAACAAGTGTAATATCAAGTTCTAATATAACACTTGATTCTACTAATCAAAAAATAACTATACAAAATACAACTTTTGGAAATGCCGGTGTTCAATTAGAATATGCAGGTAGTAAAGGTAAATTTTCTGCCGGTGATGGTTCAAATAAATTTATAAAATTTGATGGTACAAGAGCTACAATTAAATCAGATAATTTTGAACTTGATAGTAGTGGTAATATTACAGCCTCAGATGCATTACTAAGTGGTAAATTAACTTCAACAGAAGGTGCCATAGGTGGTTTTACAATAAATGATACAAGTTTATCAAGTACTAATTTTACTTTATCAGCGTCATCTGTCGCGGAAGAATTATTTATTTCACATTCTTCATTTAAAGTTAAAAATACAGGACAGATAACTGCTTCAGCTTTATTCTTGACTGGTTCTGGTGGTTCAAATTATTTACAATATAAAAATGGTACATTGACCGTTCGTGGTGATGTAGCAGCTACAACAATCTCAACACCAAGTGCTTCAATTAATGCAGATGGTTATTTATCAGCTACATCTGGTTCAATCGCTGATTGGATAATTGATGGTACTAATGGTACATTAACAGGTGGTAACATTGTATTAGATTCTAATTCTGATAATGGAATAATTGCAGTCGGTAGTGGTGTATCTAAAACAGCAGGAGATGGTGTCTATATAGACGGAAATGGAAACTTTAGAGTTGGTGACTTTGATGGTGATAGAATACATTTTGATGGAAGTAGTCTTAATATAACATCTTCTAAAGTAGACATAAGTGGTAGTAAAGTAATATTAGGTGCACCGAGATTTTTACTCGGTGATAATACAAATTATATTAGTGGGTCAAATGGAAATTTAAAAATAGTAACAGGTGATGCTACATTAAGTGGTTCATCTGTTGATATATTAACAAACAATTTTTATTTTGGTGGTGAAACAAATTATATTAGTGGGTCTTCTGATGGTATAAAATTAGTAGCTACTAATACTACTTTAAGTGGTTCTAGTGTTGATATTAAAACACCAAAGTTTTTATTCGGAACACCAAGTGGAGAATTTGCTCAATTTATAAGTGGTGCTAATGGTAATATAGAAATTTCTTCATCTAAATTCCATCTTCAAAATGATGGTGATTTAGTTATGAAAAATATGACGGCATCAAATGCTAATATACAAGGTATACTTAGTTCAAGTCAAGGTGATATAGGTGGGTTTAAAATTGGTTTAACTTCAATCGAATCAAATCAAGGAACTTTAAAACTAAAATCAAATGGTCAAATAACAGCCTCTGCAGTATCAATGTCAGGAACAATTGTAACAGATGATATAGATGCTACAGGTGGAACGATAGGTGGATTTACACTTAATACCACATCGATAAGTGCAAGCAATTTATTTATGAAATCATCAGGACAAATAACAGGTTCAGATGTATTATTTGATGGTGGTGAAATTGGTGGATTTTCAATAAGTAGTAATGAATTAAGTGCGAGTGGATTAATATTAAGAACAGCTCAAAGATTTACAGATGGTCAGATAACTAGTTCTAATGTACTATTTGACGGTGGTAAAATAGGTGGATTTAATATATCAGATTCTGTACTTAGTATAGATAATATTAAATTATCAAGTGTAGAAAAAGGTTTAGTAATTAGTAGTAGTCAAGGTACTGGTAAAGTAAAACTTTCTTCTGGAAGTTTATCTGATACGACAGGTACTGCAACTAGTTTAATTAATAACGGGGGATTTGAAGAAGATACTGATGGTGATACAGGACAAGATGTTAAGGATTGGGGTGTAAATTCATCTACTATAGCTATAAATAGTACTAATCAATATTTCTTATGGAACTCCGGTTCAATAAAAGTGAATGTAACTGCTTCTAATCCAGCTGCTGGAAATAGATGTTTTCAAATATCTGTACAAGCAGAACAAGGTAGTGGAGGCGGAGGTTTAGAGTCAGAGTAAAAATAATGAAAAATAACAAAAAATATATATATATATCTAATAGAGAGATTTAATGTCAACAAAAGTAAATATAAGTACTCTTCAATTTGAATTATCACAATCAGTTACCGCTAGTGGTGAAACGAAATTTACTACGGGTGAAACGGTTGAGGTTAGTTTTCTTACAAAAGGTTCTTCTCAGAATGGTGCCTTTACGAATCAAAATTTAGATTTATTCTATGCAGCAGATAAAGAATCACCTTCTTGGACAAGATTTACTAATTATCCGAAAGCATTTTATTCACCATCTACTACAAATTATGTTACAAGAAGTTTTGTAGCGGGTGTTCCTACACCTATAGAAGCTGTTAAAATGGTAATAACAGGTTCAGTACATTCAACAGCTTCATATAATGTATCATTATCAGATGATGGTAATTATCCTGAAGTCAAATTAAATTATGATAATATAGCTGTAAAAATACATACACCTAAAACAGAAATAACTGATGAGGGAGTTCTAATTTGGAATTCACCTAACAAGTATATCAAAGCAGATTCAGATGGTATTGAAATTAAAGGTGGAGCAGCTGAAGTAGAAACTTTGATAGCGGACACTATCCAAGTATATGGTGATGTTACTGCATTTGGTCAAATGGTAACAACTAATCTAGAACCATACACAGATAATCCAACTAACATAGGAACTACATCTACTCCAGGAGCAGCGGCCGAAACAAAATATGCCAAAGGAGACCATCAACACGATTTACCATTTTCAATTTTAAATTCAGTTGCACAAGAAGGAGAGTTTACAAATATAAGTGGTTCAGTATATTCAACCGGTTCATTTGGTAGAGTACAATTACCTGATAGTGGAAAAATAACTTTAGGAACAGGTAGAGATTTACAAATATATCATAATGGAACTAATTCATACATTCACGACGCTGGTTATGGTAATTTAAAAATATTAGCTTCAAATCTAGACATACAAGACAAAGATGGAGCTAATTATATAACAGCTGTTGATAACTCTGGTGTTACGATATATCACAATGGTAATCAAAAATTTCAAACTCAAGTCGGTGGTGTAGAAATTCAAGGACATATAACTGCAAGTAATTTAGCTGCTGGTAATAATATAAGTGCGAGTGGAACAATAGTTGGTTCAAATTTAAGTGGAACAAATACAGGTGATGTTACATTAGCTGGTACAAGAGATTATATAACAATCAGTAATCAAGTGATTACACGAAATGAAATTGATATAATGGATGATACAAATTTATCTGTTTCAGATACAAGTGGTCAGACTGGTATTAATATGACATTTACTAGTGATAACATTTCAGGTGTTGTATCGGGTTTGACTACAACTTCTGATGTTCAATTCGCTAGTGTTACTGCCTCTAATATAACTAGTTCGAAAACGGGTTCAATAAGTCATATTGATGTAGATAAAATTTTAATTGGTGGTGCCCCCGTTTCAGATTCTGTAGTAAATATTAGACAAAATGCAGCTGTACCAATTACAAGTGATAGACAAGATAATGGAGACCACATTGTTTTAAAAAGAAGTGGAACAACAAGAGGAACTATACACACATCAGCAGCTTCAGGTCACGAATTTGAATTATATAGTGTAGGAGATTTAATTTTAAACAAAACAGATGGTGACAATGTTGGTATTGGAAAACTATCTCCAACAAAAAAATTAGAAGTAGAAGGTGACATAAGTGCTAGTACAACAATATATGCTAACACATTTGATGGAAAAGATGTCACTACTACATTAGCCGACAAAGTTATTGACAGACTAACAGCCGGTAAAATAGTAAATGATAGATTAGCTAATAGTACAATAACAATAGCGGGTTCATCAACAGCTTTAGGTACAAGTATATCAGCTAATACAATAGCAGGTCAAATAGGTAATGACCAAATAAGTGGTGACCAAATAAATGGTGGAACAATCGATTCAACTACAATTACACATTTATCATCTTCCAATATTACAGCCAGTGCAAACATAAGTGCAAGTGGTGATATTTTATCTGATGGTACTGGTTCATTTAAATATATAGAAGTTGTTGGAGATATATCAGCTAGTGGAACAATAACAGCAGATAACTTTGTTTCGACTGGAGCAGATGATATAATTGATTTCGGTGATAGTCTTTCTATAACAGGTAATATATCTGCTAGTGGTGATATAAGTGGAAGTGGAACTGGTTCATTTGGACATCTAATTGTTAAAACAGATTCTGCTGGAAGTTCAGGTTCATCTCTTTCTGTTGCCGTAGGCGGAGCTGCTAATAATACATTGACGATAAAAGATGTAGATACTAAAATAGGACATCCAAATATATCTTCAACTGGAACTTTATTCTTACAAGGAGGTGGTGGTGCCACACAAATTGGTGGAGACTTATTACCAACAGCTACTCGTGATGGTGATGATTTAGGTTCTTTAACTAGAGAATTTTCAAAATTATATGTTGTATCATCATCAGTAAGTCGTTCATTAGTAAATGAAAATTTAGAAGTAGGTCAAACAGGTTCATTCGGAAGAATCGGTATCGGAACATCAAATCCAATAGCACCATTAAATATAGCTCATGCATCTAATACTAGTGGCACTACTACTGGAACGACACTTCTAAGTCTTACACATTATGTCGGTTCAGGTTCAGCAGCTGAAGAAGAAGCTGATTCATCTGGTGATTTAAGAGCTCAAAAAACATTTATAGATTTTAATTTAAAAGACGGAAATTCAAACTCTACACCACAAGTTAGGGTAGGAGCAGAAGTTGGAATCGATGATATGAATGCTAGTAATCTAGGAGAAGAGGGTGCGGGAGCATTTGTAGTTTATACAAATTCAGGTTCAAGTACTAATAACGATACAACTTATTTACTAGAAAGAATGAGAGTTAATCATATTGGTAATGTTGGTATTGGAACATCAAGTCCAACAGAAACATTGCATGTTGAAGGTTCAAAAGTTAGAGTTAAAATGGGTTCTGATTCTCTTGATATGCAACCATTAGCTTCAGAGTTTGCAGACCATCCATATTTTGAAATAAAAGATTTTTCTGGTTCTCGCGCCGCATATTTTGGTGGAGGTGTTAGCGGTTCTTATACACATCTTTATACAGCACAGGGAACTAATTTAGTATTAGCATCTGCTGGAGCAAATGTTGGTATTGGAACAATAGCACCAACAAAAGCATTACAGGTAAATGGTGACATAAGTGCAAGTGGTGATTTATATGTTACAGATATACAATTTACAGGAACTACAAATTATATTAAAGATAAAGATGGTGATAATAGAATTTCATTAACAAGTGGTGGTGATACAATATTTTATGACCACGATGGAACTGCAGCATTTTATATTGATACTACATCACCTCGTGTTGGTGTCGGAACAGCGACTCCTGATAAAGAATTACAAGTAGCTGGTGAAATATCATCAAGTGGTGATGTATATGTAGGTGGTAATCATTTAAGATTTACAGGAACTAACAATCACATCGATGCATCAACAGCAGGAACTATAAAGATAACATCACAAGGTACTGAAACAGCTACATTTACTGGAACAGCATCTACTTTAAGAAATCCGAATATAACAGATACAATTTCTTTATCTGGAACACAAATAGTTGATGCATCAAGAAATTTAAATAATATAAATAATATAACAGCGACAGGAAACATAAGTGCAAGTAATAAAAGTGGAGTTCATACACTTGGTGGAAATGTCGGTATCGGAGTAACAGACCCAGACAGACCTTTAGAAGTTGTATCAGGTAATGACAATATAGCTAAATTTTATTCAACTGATGATATAGCTATTGTAGAAGTAAGAGATAATGATACCACTACACATATTGTTGCAAAAGATAGTTATATGTCTTTAGGAGGAACTGGAGGACTTAACGCAAATAATTTAAATATAAATACATCTGATGGTAAAGTTGGTATCGGAACAACAAGTCCAGATAATCTATTACATCTTCGCGAAGCTGGCAATAGTAATGCACAACTTTACATATATGCTACAGGTTCTGCTGGTAATGAAAATGCAGCAGGTATTAAATTTAATGCATCAAATAACTATTCACAAGTAGGATTTATAAAAATTGATGATAATGGTTTCCAATTTGGAACAACTGATAACGAAGATATTAAATTTTTTACAGATGATAATGTAGAATCACTTAGATTAAAACACGCTTCTAATCAATCTGCAGATGTACACTTTCACCCAGCTTCTGTGACTTTGTTTGTTTCACAAAGTGGAGCTGTTGGTATCAACACAACATCTCCTGGTAATTCATTACCAATTGGTTTTAATTCATCAACTCCAAAATTATTAGAGATTAAATCTGAAACAACTTCAGTTGATAGTGGTCTTCTCTTACGAAGAAGTGATAACGCTACTGGTTTAGATTTATGGTCTGATAGTCACAATGGTAAAGTGTTTATTGATAGTCTTCATAACGATGACGCTTCAGAAATGCACTTCAGAACAAGAACTTATAGTAGTGGAGATGCTGATAGTGCTATAACTATACTTGGTAGTGGAAATGTCGGTATCGGAGATACAGGTCCAGCTGAAAAATTAGTTGTTGATGGTAAAATACTTACAGATGATTCTGTTATGACACCAAAAGTTCAAGCAGCTGGCTCAACTGGATTATATTTAACTGATGATAGTGGTACAACGACAAGTGGTATTTTTGTACAAGATGGTGGTAATGTTGGTATCAACATAATAACTCCGAGTGAAAAATTAGATGTTAATGGAAACATAAAAACACACGGAAATATTTCATCACCAACTTTTGAAAGTGGGTTCGCTGGTAGTGGATTTAGAATCACATCTGGTTCAGATGGAAAAACATCTTTTGCAGTTGATGATTTAACCGTTAGAGGTTCAATGTCAGTATTTGAATTATTGATTCACCAAATTAGAGCAACAAATGGTTCTCTATTCGTTTCTAATACTGGTAAATTAAATTCAGCTAGTTTAGATGATGGTGATAAAAAATATACTTTATTTTTTGATACTGGAAGTCAATATGGTCATTCATTTGTAGTTGGTGATTTAATCAGAGCTCAAAGATTTAAACCTGATGCTAATGGTTCAGGTTCTCAAATTTTTAAATCAGACTTGCATGTTATTTCTACTAATACAACACAATCATTAGTAGCTGTATTATCAGGTTCAGATACTCCAGAAATAGGATATGATTATGTAAGAATTGGAAATACTTCAAATGCTGATAGACAGGGTTCTGTTTATTTAACAGCTGATGATGCTAATGCACCATTCATTGATGTTGTTGATAATATAAGTTCTCACTCTCATTGGAATACATCAGGTAGAGTAAAAGTTAGAATGGGTAAACTAGATGGTATAACAACATCTACTTTTGGTACACTTGATAAATATGGATTCTATGCAAGTGGTAGTGCATATCTTGAAGGTTCAATAAATGCAACATCTGGTAAGATAGCTGAATTTTCAATAGATAGTTCTTCAATATCAAGTTCAAATGATAATTTAAAATTATTTAGTGATGGTGTAATATCAGGTTCAGATGTATTTTTTGATGGTGGACAAGTCGGTGGATTCACAATAGATACAAGTGAAATAAAATCAAATAATGCAAGTGGAGAGACAGGACTAAGATTAAAAGCAGGCGGACAGATAACTGGTTCAAATGTGTTAATTGGAGGTGATTCAGAAATAGCTGGTTGGAATGTAACTGATAATAGTCTTTCAAAAGGTAGTGTTACAATAGCTTCATCAACACAATTAATTAGATTGGGTGGAGTTACAGATTTCACAAACGATGATAGTGCTAAAAAAGGTATCCTTATGGGATTGGATAGTTCTGATTATGAATTTTTTGTTGGACAAGAGGACACTCAATTTATGCATTGGGATGGTACTCAACTTAGAATATCATCTTCTAACTTTAGTTTAGAAAATGGAAACATAACAGCTTCAAATGTAGATTTAAGTGGAGTGATAAGTGCAAGTGAAGGTAACATTGGTGGATTTACAACAAATGCCACAGAAATTAAATCTAATAATGCTAGTGGTGATACAGGATTAAGATTAAAAGCAAGTGGTCAAATAACTGCATCTGATGCTAAAATTACTGGTGATATTACAGCTACAAGTGGTCAGTTTAGTGGTGATGTTATTGCTACTCACATCAATACTGATAGTGGTTCTATTGGTGGATTTATAATTGGTTCAAATTTAATTTCATCATCAACAGGAACATTAATATTAAAAGATAACGGACAACTATCTGGTTCTGCTGTGTCAATGAGTGGTACGATTGTCGCAGAAAGTGGTAGACTAGGTGGTTGGGATATTTCAGGTAATGATATAGTTGGTAATAATATAACATTAGATGCCGCTAGTTCAAGAATTTATAAGACAGATAGTAATGATGAGTTAACTGGTTACTATATGGATTTCACACCAGGTAATAATTACTATGTAAGATTTGGAACAAACTTCGCAGTATCATCAAGTGGACAATTAATTGCAAGTGGTGCGAGAATAGAAGGTGTCTTAACTTCATCAGCTGGAAAAATAGCTAATTGGAATATAAATACTAATACTTTATCTTCAACTAATGGTACAGGTGTTACACTTGATTCAAGTACACCGAGTATCTATTTAGGTGGAAAATCCTCATTTACAGATAATACTGATGGTGTATGGATTGGAACTGATGGAATTTCAATTGGTGATGCTGATGAATTTAATGTAACAAATGTTGGAGTTTTATCAGCTACAGGAGCTACAATAAGTGGTTCTTTATATTCAACTGATGCAAATATAAGTGGTATATTAAGTGCTAGTACAGGAAACATTGGTGGTTTCACAACAGACGCAAATGAAATTAAATCAAATGATGGTTCAAAATTAAGATTAAAAGCGAGTGGTGAAATAACTGCATCTTCAGCATTTATAGAAGGAACGATATCTGCAAGTGCAGGTAACATCGGAGGATTTACAACAAATACAACTGAAATTAAATCTAATGATGGTTCAAAATTAAGATTAAAAGCAAGTGGTCAAATAACTGCCTCTGAGGCTAAGATAACAGGTGATATTGTTGCTAATACAATTACAGCGAATACATCAGGACAGATTGGTGGATTTGATATTGGTTCTAATATCATTTCAGCATCATCAGGAAACTTAATATTAAAATCAAGTGGACAGATAACGGCATCAGCTGTATCAATGTCAGGAACAATTGTAACAGATGATATAGATGCTACAGGCGGTCACATTGGTGGATGGAATATAGTATCAGATGATTTATCTGCAGGTCAAGGTGACGAATATATTCAACTTGTTCCTGACACACCAAAAATAAGATTAGGTGCAAAAGGAAGTATAGCAGATAGTAATACTGGAGTTCATATTGGAAGTGATGGATTAGCATTAGGTGCAAATTCTGTATTTAAAGTTACACACGAGGGAGTTCTAACTGCAACAGAGGCAACAATTACAGGAGACATAACAGCAACATCAGGTGTATTTAGTGGTTCAATATCAGCTAGTGCAGGTACAATTGGAAATTGGGATATAGGAAGTACATTATCAAGTGGTACTGATTTTGTTTTAGACCCTAATACGGGTGGAAGAATCACGATGAATAATAAGACTACTGCTTGGTCTTCAACTCTTGGTATTTATATAGGTTCAGCAAGTGTAAATAATATTGCAGATGAATATGTTATTGCTCTTGGTGATACTTCAACTAATGATGGTGGTTTCTTTGCATCAACTGGTACAGGCGCTGACTATGTATATTTAGGTGAGTTCGGACAAGCCAATAGTACTAATGATGATGTAAGTGATATGTCTGGAAGTTTTATTAGTTATAAATCATCAAATCAATCTATAGCAATATCATCTAAACATTTTAAAATGGATGAAACAGGAGATATCCAAATAAGTTCATCTGGTGATAGTGCACAAATTTTACTTGATGTTGATACACATAAACAACAAGGGATAGAATTAAATAGTGATAAAGGTATTTTTGGGTATGGTGATAAAGATGGAAAAAGTAAAGAATTAGAAACACATGGAGGAATGTTTAAATTCACAGCAGCACCTATATCAATTGAAGGTGGTTTAGGAGGTCAAGGCTGGCCAACAGATGATACATCAAATGAACCTCCGACAACATTTGGGAATTCAAGTAATGAAGAAGCTTCTCCGGGGGGTGGTTATGAAGGAACTTAATAATAAGGAATAAAATATGTCAGATTATAATTATGAATTTAGAATATTAATAGATACAGAAGAGGGTTATAAATATAGCTATGGTACATCTTCTTTAGTTAGTTTAGATGCAAATACGAGTAAAGTTGTTACTACTGAAGATGCACTTAGTCGTATTAATTCAATGCATAGTATGTCATACTATAATGCCCCCGCATTCACAACAGGTAGTGCTTTATATACAGAAGCACCAGAACAATCTATAGGTTCAGGAAAAGTTGCAGTACCTACTTTTGAAGAAACCATTATCGGTGGACATGCAGTTGACTATCAATATGTTTCTTGTAGTATAAAAGACAACAACTTATCAGGTTCAATAATTTTTCATTCTAATACAACTCCATTTACAACACCGATGGGTGACACAAGAATTTTAAAAAGATATAAGTTTTGGGGTAATAAAGTTTGTCAAGTATTAGGCCTTCCAGAGAATTATTGGATTTATTCTGATAAGTTTAGATTATCAAATACTGGTTCAGAAGCAAATTATATATCCGGTGATGTTTTAGCTACTTCTTTAAATTTAAAAACAAATTTTGCAATAAATAATGCAGGTTCAATTACATCAGATTTACCATTTAGACATTATCAAGAAGCGGATAGATTTGTAAGATGGACAGATGTTTCATCAAGTATTCCTAACAATAAAATGTTGATAGGATATAATCAACACAGAGATGAATATGGTATTGAAATGCCTTCTCAAGACCATTTGATGATAAGTGCTTCTGCAGTTACAATGAGTGGTGATTTAATTATTCAAGGTAGAGGATACAATCAAGACGGAAATACTATTGACCCTTTAATTGGTAGTGAACAAACAGGTTCTTTTCTAAGAGAAGTTGTAGCTGGTTCAAGTCAAGGTAGTCTAACATCAACAAGTGCTGTGGCAGTAGGAGCTGTTATAAGTATACCTGATTTAACAACTTCTGGTAAACCAACTTTTGCACAAATAACTTCAAGTGGACAGATAGAAGCTCGTGATGACATTATACTAAGAGATGGAAGTGGAACAGGTGATACTCTTGTTAGAATTTATGATTCAAATGATGATGGAGTTATTGATGTTTATCAAAACAATGCAGTAAAAATACATTTAGATGGAAATGGAGATTCTTATTTTATGAATCAACTTTGCATTGGTCATACATCTACAACTTATAACTTAGGAGTTCACCAAGGGAGCTCAGCTGCTAATTATATACACATTACTAATACTACTACTGGAAATGCATCTAATTCTGGATTTTTGGTAGGAATAGATTCGTTTGAACAAGCTAAGCTTTGGCAGAGTGAAAATGATAATATGATTTTTGGAACAAATAATACTGAAAGAATGAGACTTACTGCAGGAGGTTTGTTGAATATTGGAGAAGGAATGCTTAGTACTTCTCCTCAATTTGGTGATGGTAGAGTTAATATATCTGCTTCAAGTAATGTTGGTTTAGTTGTCGAAGCAGATGATAATGCAACCATCGGCAATCCAACTATGATTCTTTGTGGAAATAATAGAAAAGATGCCACACATTCAAGTACTCTTTTAAGATTACATGCCCCACAACATAATGCTACAGAAAGAGGTAATGGAATTGTTTTTACTAATAGTCGGAATGACCACCAATGGTTTATAGGTAGACCTTATGATTATGAATATTTTGTGTTGTCACACGATGATACTAACTCGGGGGCCATACCTTATATAGCATCTGCTTCAATAATTCATAAACCTTCCGGTGCAACTGGATTTGGTATGGTTCCTACTTATTTTATGGATATTACAGATAGTCCAGGGCCTGGTAGTTGTATAATGAGGATAAAACACGAAAATACATTATCAAACCAAAATAATCATATACTAAGTTTACAAATGGGTGTTTCGGAACCTGATACAGATGGTGGTGAATGGTTTGTTTCATTTCTAGATGGTAATGGTACCCATTTGGGTAGAATAGAGGCTGATGGAAGTGGTGGAGTAACTGACCCATCTGCATTTACAGGAAAACACCCAAGTGTAATTGCAAGTGGAAGTTATGAAATAGGTATGATTGTAGAATCTACTGGTGAAATATGGGCTAGACATACAGCTTCATTACATACTGGTATACCAAAAGTGAGTTTATCAACTACAGATTCATCTAAAAAAGTATATGGTGTTATGTCAAAATTATCAGGTAGTTATGAGGGATATGTTAGTAAATGGGGAGTAGAAAGTGATGAAATGCATATTAATATAAACTCACTAGGTGAAGGTTTAGTTTGGGTAACAAATAAAAATGGTAATATAGACAATGGAGATTATATTGTTTCATCTGTTATACCCGGATATGGACAGAAACAAAATGATGATTTACTGAGAAATTCAACGGTAGCTAAGTCTGTAGAAACGATTGATTGGAATAGTGTAACAGACACAATTACATATAATGGAACAGAATATAAAAAGTATTTAATAGCATGTACATATCATTGTGGATAAAAAATAGAAAAAAAAATGAAAAAACTATATTTATATATGAGTAAAAACATATGGCTTTAATTAAGTGGACAGACGCTGATACTACTTGGGCTGAAATGAATCAAATATGGAGTTTGGTTGAAGAAGTCGTCACCGTAGTAGAAGAAGGTGTAGGTGGTTCAACACCAAAAGCTAGAAAGAAAAGATTAGAGAAGTTTTTAGCTCAAGAACCAGAAAAGAAGAAAAAACTTATACATTTAATATGTAGAATTGAAGGTGTAAAGGTTTATGATGATAAAAAAGAAGTACAAGATGATGTACAAGTTACATTAGAAAAAGTAGAAATGTTAGCTGAACAAGTTCTAGGGAAAAAAATAAAAGTGGAGAATCCAGATGTCGTATAAACTATACACAGATAAAACAGAAACATTTAAGTGTAAGATACATTTAGAAGGAGCAGAACTTAATGAAGCGATATCTCGTCTAGTTATTGAATCATCTAGAATAAATTTATTATTTGAAGGAACAATTGATAAAAATGGTAATTGTGAAGTACCAATAAAAAAATTAAAAAATATTTTAAAAGAAAATGATACAGGTAAAATGAAACTTGAAGTTATAGCAGATGATACATATTTTGAACCGTGGACATCAGATTTTTCAGTTGATACGAGTAAGAAAATAAAGGTTGAAGTTAAAGAATATAAACAACAAAATACTAAACCTAAAATAAAAATAACTGAAATTAATAAACCTAAAGAAGTAAATCCTATTACTGAAATTTCAAATATGCTTAATAAAAAAGGTATAACTTTGAGAAAATTTGTAGAAAATAAAACAAAGTTTTTACCAATATTGAAAGAATATAGTGAAAAAGTTAAATATGACAAGGGTACTAAATCATTTATAATTGAAGTTATTAAAAAATTAAAACAATAAGGTTATACATATGTCATTCGATTTAACGAATAAGAATATATCGGATACTTTCCAGAATCTACTACAACAGACTGGTAGTAGTAGTCAAATATATGATTTGGAAGGTACTCAAGTAAATCATATAAATATTACCAATATATCTGCCTCAGTATTAGAAATACCAAATAGTAGTGACCAATCAGGTAACAAATTACATTCAAGAAGTGGAACACTTTATTTTGGTGATACTAATCTTGCCAGTGGTGGTGGTGGTATAACAAATGTTATTGAAGACACAACACCACAATTAGGTGGCCAACTTGATTTAAATGATAAAACTATTAGTGGTTCAATGATAGTAACTGGTAGTTTAGAAGTTAAATCTGTAAATGCAACTGATGATTTCTTTTTGTTAAAAACGGGTAGTTTAGATTCGGTAAAAGTTAATGGTCAAGGTGTTTTACAATTAGGTGGATTTACATTTACACCAACAGCTGTAAGAGGTGGTGTTTATTATAATCATACTGAAGACGAATTTTTTGTAGGAAAAAATAATTAATATATACTTATATATAGATACTAGGAGAATGTAATGGCTGAATGGAAAAAAATAATAACGAGTGGAAGTAACGCTCACTTAAATAACATTACTGCAAGTGCAGGTATAAGTGTGGCTGGTGTAGCTACTTTTAATGATATAACTGCAACAGGTTTAGCAGACCAAAGTTCGGAAGCAACAGCTTTAGTGATAGATGGTTCAAATATTGTTGGAACACGAGAACTTGGTTCAAATGCATTTAATTCTACAACAATTGGAACAACAACAAATGCTTTAACCGTAGATGATGCCACCATACAATTAAATACAGGCACTACATTTAATGGTTCAGCTGCTAGAACAATTTCAATAAAAGATGGTGGGGTTGATTCAGATGCTTTAGCAGCAGATATATCTGTAACAAGTTTTACATCAACAACTATAACAGCAGCACAAATTTCAGCAAGTACAGGTTTAAGTGCTAGTTCAGCAGAAATCGGTGGAGCTTTATCAGTTGAAGGTGATGTAGATTTTAATGGTGACTTAGATGTAGATGGCCAGACTAATTTAGATGCTACAACTATAGCAGGAACACTTGTTGTTGATGGTACAAGCATATCATTAGATTCAACTTCAACTTTAAATATAGATAATTCAAATACTTCAAATGGTATTACGATTGGTACTGCTACAAGTGGTGTTCCAATTACAATTGGCCACACAACTTCTGAAGTTACGGTAGGTGATAATCTAATCGTTGTCGGTGATTTAACCGTTCAAGGTGATACAACAACTTTAACAACTACTAATACAGAAGTAAAAGACCAATTTTTATTCTTAAATAGTGGTTCATCAGCAGGAGACGCAGGTTTAGTTGTTTCAAATGGAGGTACTAATTCCGGTTCAGCTTTTTTCTTCGATGATAGTGCTGATAGATGGGGATTTGCAACAGGTTCAGTAGGAAAAACTGCTACAAGTGTAACTCCAACTGGATATGCAGTTGCAGCTGTAACAAATGATAATGTTACAGAGTATAGAAAAAATGGAAATATCAGAGTTGAAAGTGGCGAAATCTATATTTATGTTGAATAAGAGGTATGAATGGCAGTAAACTTTAATGGTGGATTCACAATAGGTGGTGAAAAACATCCTTTAACATCAGACGAAATAAGATTTTTATTAACAATTTTAAGAAGTTGTAAATTTCAAGGTGATGAATTAGAAAATCTAATGGTTATTGTAATGAAATTACAAGAAGAATATAAAGAAGTTTTAAAAAAAGAAAAACAAACAAAGTAGTTATTGGCCTAATGTGTGGCAACATTGGGAAGTGGGCTTATCACAAGTAACCAACCATAATTAGGAGGAATATATGCCAAGCTGGAAAAAAGTCATAACATCAGGGAGCTCTCCCGTATTTAATCAAATAACCGCAAGTGGAAACATAAGTTCAAGTAATAATCTCATTGCTAAGGGGTGGTATGGAGAAAACGGTGATAACTATATTTTATCAGGTCTACCTAATCTTGCAATAGGTGATTCCGATATATTTTTCAATACAGAACAATCGTATGTATTTAGTTACGATACTGCTGAATCTATGGAAGTATTCGCAAAACAGAAAAAGTTAAGTTTGGGTAATATAGCTTCATTAAATCGTCAACCTCAAAAGTCAACTTTTCATTTAGTTGGTGATATGACAACAACATCACATATAACCGCAAGTGGAACTATAAGTGCGAGTCTTGGTATTAGTCAATTTGATAAAATACTTACATCGGGCTTAAGATTTAAGAGACCTGGAACGGGTGCAATATCTGTAATGACCTCTACTCACGGTGATAGAAGTAATGATATTGTATTTAAAATACCAGGTGACATAAGTGCTAGTGGTGATTTCTTTTTATCTGAATCAGTTAGTTTCGCGACAACTAATGATATTGACATATATGGTAATGGTAGAGATTTAGATTTTAGAGCCGGTGGAACTACTGGTGTAAGATTTACAATAAACGGGGCAAACTCAAATGTAGCCATAGGAACTACAAAAGATACATCACACGAATTAACCGTAGAAGGTGACATAACTGCTAGTGGAACAACTTATTTAAATACTTTAGAACTTACAAACATAACTGCTAGTAGTGATATTTATGCTCAAAATGTTTATGTTCCAGATGGCGGTGATGTGGGGGCTGTTGGTATTAGATGGGTATTTAATGATACTGATAATTACATTAAACCAAATGCTGTAACCCATAATATTGTATTGGGAGATGATGACCGAGTAGATGATGTTTATGGTGTTCTTATTGAAAAATTAGATAATAATACAACAAAACCATTTTTGTTAATTGTCAATGATGATGACGCAGCCGATAGAGCTTATATTACTACACGAACTGATAGAGGTGGTTCAGGAGAGGATAGAGCTTGGTCATTTGGTACTAAATATTCATCTGATGCTTTTATGATATCAAGTGGTAGTGGTCACGGTGGGAATATTGCTGGTAGTGAAACATTTTTTAATTTACAATCAAATAATGATGGAACAGCATATTGTGGTATAAATACATTATTAAAAACACCACCACAAGCTTTAACCGTAGGTGGTGGTATAAGTGCTAGTGGTGATTTCTTTTTAGGAAACAATACACCAGGACATTTCATAAGTGCTAGTAATGGTAATATGGAATTAAGTGGAAGTGGAACTGCAGTACTTGAAGTAGTAGGTGACATAAGTGCAAGTCAAAAATTATATGTAAATGAAATAACAGCAAGTGCAGGAATAAGTGCAAGTGGTGATATAACAGCTACGGGAGATATATATGTAAGTAATATAATACTTCCCGATGATGGTGTTGTCGGAGCCACAAATGAAAAATGGGTATTCAATGAATCAGATAATATCATTAATACATTTAATGCTAATACAAAGGTAATATGTAAAGGAAGTAGTACTGATTACGCTACATATGAAGATTATCTTGATGGTGGTGGTATAGGGGCGTTCACTAATTATCTTAATGGTACTAATCCACAAATGTTATCTGTTAATACTAGAGATGCGACAGGTGCACATGCATATAATCAAATTAGAACGGGTAAAGATGACCGAATGTATAATTATGGTATTCATGCATCATCTGGTGATTTCTTTATAGCTAGTGGGAGTATTACACGAACACATTTTGTAATACAAGATGCAACAGCGAATGTGGGTATCGGAACAGCTTCTCCAGGTGAAAAGTTAGAAGTAGTTGGAAACATAAGTGCAAGTGGTCTTATACATGCAGGTGCAGTAAGTGCGAGTGGAAATTTACGAATAGGAAATCCTCCTACAAATGCAGTAGGAAAATTTAATGTAAATCATGGACATCCTACGGGTTCATCAATACAAAGTGCGTTGGGAAAAGGTACTGGTGAAATTATACAAATGGGTGGTGTAACAACAACAGCAGGATTAATTTATGTTTTATCAGAAGATTCTACAGCATGGACTTTACCCGATATAGATACAGAATCAAAAATTACTGGTTTATTAGCTGTAGCGTTGGGAACAAATTCTACAACAGACGGAATGTTGATACGAGGAATGGCGCAAGTATCTCAATCTGGTCGTATACCTCGAGGTAGGCCTGTTTATTTGCGTGATGGTGGTATAGTTACAGGTTCTGTTCAAGATTATGGAGATGATGATATAGTTAGAGTTCTCGGTCATTGTTTAGATTGGGGAAACTCAAATGGTTCAGCTTCAATTTATTTTAATCCTGATACTACTTGGGTTGAGGTATCATAATGGAATTACAAGAATGGGCAAGTGGTTCTTTTCAAGAAACTGATACTGATTATAAAATAGCAGGTCAAAATATTTTATATAAAAATGAAGAAACTTTTTTAGTAAAAGGTGTAGAGTTATTATGTGATGCAATAAATCCTAAATCTGTATTAGAATTTGGATTCGGAAAAGGTTGGACAGCAACAGAATTTCAACGAAAAGGTGTTACTCGGCATGTTATACTTGAACCTAATATAGAACTTTATCAAGCAGCATTAACTTGGAAAGCTAACTATAGTACTAACATAGATATACTTAATATTTGGAGTTGGGATTATAGTGGAGGAGAAACTTTTGATTTAGTCTATGATGATAGAGAACCAGTAACGGCTGATGATTGTGATAATCATTTTAATCATATGAAAACTATATTACCTTCAACACAATTATATGCATTTAATTCTCATATAGCTACAGGAGATAATTTTGGTAGGTCTATTGAATATACATTAAATGGTATTAAGTACAGACAAAGTTTAACAGAAGGTTTTTATGGCAACGGTTAATTTACACCCAGAAAGTACCGTAACAAATGGTTGGACGGTAGGATTAGCTTCATCTGCAGATGTTGCATTAAGTGATACTAATGCTTTAACTTACATAACAACAGCACTTCAGAGTAGAAATTGTACCGTTGAATTAGGTCCGTTACCAGTCAATGCAACATCTGTTTCAAGTGTAAGACATTATATATCTGGATTTGTTTTTAATACGAGAAGTGGAACAACAGAGGTACAAGTTAAATTACAAAATAGTTCAGGAACTGATTTATGGTCAGAAAATCATACATTGAATTTTAATTCTTATAATGCAGAAGACCATTATGGAACAGCTAGAACGAGTCGTGCAAACGGTGATGTAAGTGCATGGACTCTTAGTGATATAAATGGTTTACGATTAAATATCAACACAACACCTGAAGACCCACCTCTTATATCTCAGGCACGAATTGTTAAAGCATTTGTTGAAGTAACATATTCGACCGGATATGGGAATAGAGTTAGTAATGTAGCTGATATCGCAAAAGTAAATGGAATAGCTACTGGAGATATAGATAATATAAATGGAATATAGATGGCAATAACAACACAACAAGAATTAGTAGATACATTTTTTCCAGATGAAAATAAATCAATAGATGATTTAGTTAATCATTTATATGATTTACAAAAAGGATTATATACTAAAGAAGAAATTAAAACAGAGTTAAAAGATAAAATAACAAATGTATCTGATTGGAGTATCTAAGTGGCATCAACTGGTGTAATAGAAGGTAGTTCTAGTAGTGGTGATGTCACATTCGCAACTGCTTGGTTTTCATCTTCTGGTACGGTAGTTTGGTTAAATAACACAACATATTCTGAAATAACAGGTTTTAGTGGAACAATTAATGGTACGGTAACGGGTGTTAAAGTATATCTTATAGATACTTATCTTCCATTAGGTGGAAGCGCAACGATGGATGTATATTTATCATTTGATGGTGGTTCAAACTATTCGTATAAAAACTCCGGTACTTTAAGTGGAACATCTACTGATGATATTACTATTGGAGCTGAAGATGAACTTATAACAACTGGTAACGGTTGGTCAGCTAATATTGATTTATCTAGTTTTTCTGACTTATCAGATATAAGAATAAAGGGTATGAGACAGGGTTCCTCAATGGTTATGTATAGTAATCATGCTGAGATAGAAATTTTTTATACGGCAGCTGCCGGTGTTACTACTAGTCAAAGATTAAGACTTTCTTCGGGAAACTTAAATTTAAAAGCTGGTAAATTAAAATTAAAATAAATATATTTATATTAAACAGAGAGATATCATATGGCAATAAGATTTGAAAAGGGTGGATTTTTAGGACACATCAGTGCTAGTGGTGGTAATATATTTATTGATACTAGTGGTTCTGTTGGAACAATAAATCTAGGAACTCAATTAGAAATTACAGGTTCTAAAATCATTGAAAAAGATAAAGACGGAAATAAAAGAGTAGTAAAAACATTTAATGCAGATGGTTCAATCACACGAGAAGAGTTCAGTCCAAGTAATCAAAATTATGCTCAAAACACTTATCTTAAAGATGGTTCAGGTACTGAAACTATACAAAGTGCAAGTTCTGACTCAAATCAAATACAATTTCAACAAACTGCAAACGGAGCATTAATTATTGTTTCCGGTTCAGGACTTCCCGGTATTCTTATTGCGGGAACTTCAAATAGTCCAACTAATACTGGATATTATACTAGAAAAGATGTAGCGAAAGGAACGGTATATTCTACTAATGCGGCTAGTCCACCTACCGTGTCTACAGGTATAGATAGTACGGGTAATTATTATATAGATACTAATGGTGTATCTCCGATATCTACAGCTCCTTGGGACACTAGGTTTAAAATGACACCTAAGGGTGATATATCAATGAGTGGTGACTTAACCGTCACTGGTAAATTAACGGCAGAAGAATTTCATACAACTTATACATCATCTTCAATAGTTTATTCTAGTGGTTCAACAGCATTCGGTGATTCTACTGATGATACTCATATATTTACAGGAAGTTTAAGTGGTGAAAAACATTTAACTATAGCAGGTGACATAAGTGCAAGTGGTAATTTACTTTTAAAACAAGGTGCATCAACTGGAGGTTTTATAGTACTAAATCAGATGGTGGGGTTTTCAGGTGGCTTTCCTCAAGATGATTACATATCATATTCATCAGTAAATGATGGAATTACTATTAAATCAAATCATATTATATTAGATGCATCAGCGGAACTGGGTATCGGAAACGATTCACCACCAGAAAAATTGACCGTAGAAGGTAATATAAGTTCAAGTGGAGCTACAATTCATAAAATACATCAATTTGCTGATGGAGATACAACACCGAGTGTATCTAATAAAACTATATTTAAAACTGCTAATTCAACATCAACAACTATAACGGGATTAGATGATGGTGTGCCCGGACAAATAGTACATATTTTAATACAAGATAACAACACAGATTTTACAGATGGTACAAATTTTAATTTGTTTAGAAGTTTAGATTGGACAGCAGCCGCAACAAATGATGTTCTAAGTATGATATGTGTAGATGGTACAAAATGGGTGACTTTACAAAGAACTGATAATTCATAGGAGAAAATATGGCGAGAGATAGTGTAAGACCAGAATTAAGTTCATCAAGATTATTTACTAGAGGTAGTAAAGATTTGGAAGGTGGTGTAGTTGATACCACACATTATAATTTTATGTCATCTTCTTTCATAACGAATGAATATCTATCAGATTCTGGAATGTTTGGAATAGTAGCACCTTTAGTTTATCAAATGGATTTGATTAAAGATGATATAGATAATATACATACTGAAGTTTCTGCTAGTTCATATACAGAAACAATAAATAGTGGTTCGTTTGTATCTGAAATAAAAACATTTACTTCTAGAGATACAACACCTTCAGTTAAACACGGAACTTTATTTAAAACTAATAATGATAGACCTATAAGTATTACAGATTTTGATGATGGTCAAGCTGGACAACAAATTACTATTATTATGGGTTGTGATAATACAGGGTTTACTCACAATAGAACTAAACTATGCTTAAGTGGAGCAGCTAATGTATTAAGATTTTATACCGGTGATACAATTTCATTTGTCTGTGATGGAGATAAGTGGTACGAAACAAATCGTAGTGATAATACTTAATAAAATTTCATTTTTTTTATATTTATATATGAATAGATACATAAAACTGGAGAATCGTTTTGGTTAAAATGATGGATTTATTGACTGAAGGTATACACGACAAAGGTATCTTTAAAGCTATTTTTATGGCGGGAGGTCCTGGTAGTGGTAAATCGTATATAGCAAAAAATATATTTGGTATACCGGTTAATAGTGTGAGTAATATAAGTATACAAGGTTTAAAGACGGTTAACTCAGATAGAGAGTTTAAATTTTTATTAAAGAAATATGGATTTGACCCTAAATTTTTAGATATGTATCCACCCGGTACTTTTGATGATGAAGGTGGATTAAGAGATTTCGCAAAACAATTAACTCATCAAAGAAAACTTGGATATCTAAATGGTAAATTAGGAATGATTATCGATGGTACAGGTTCAAAATTTCATAAAGTTAAAAAGGAAAAAGATTATTTACAGCAACAAGGATATGATTGTTATATGGTGTTTGTGTCAACTTCACTTGATGTTGCACAAAAAAGAAATATGAATAGAGACAGAGTATTAGACCCTAAGATTGTAGAAGCTTCTTGGAAATCTACAAGAAAAAATTTAGGAGCATATAAAAAATTATTTAAAGGTAATTTTGGTCTTGTACATAATGATAAATTTTTAGAACCTGAAAAAGCGAGACATTTCTTTGGTAATTTAATTAAAGGATTTGCAAATAAATTCGCAAGTGAACCTATTAAAAATCCAATAGGTAAACAATGGGTTCAAGACCAAATTGATTTAAAAAATCGTGGTGTAAAATAGATTTTTGATATAAAGGTTACACTAATTATAACCTAACGGAGAACTATGATGGAAGAACAAGTCCAATCAATGGTTTCAGAAATGCTCGGAAAATATGGGTGGTTATTTATAGTTGGTGTTCTAACATTACTCTTCCGTTCTACAATTGAAAAATTTGTAGCGGGTTTAATGATTTTTATGGGTAATGATTACAACGAAGACGATGTAGTAGAAGTAGACGGAAAACCGGGAAGAATAGTAAGATGTGGAATCTGGTCTACAACATTCTTCACATATGATGTCAGAGAAGGTATCATAGTTGGTGGAGCAAAACTGGTAGTTCAGAATGACAAACTGAAAGACCTTAAAATAGAAAAACCTTTACCACTTTTGGACTTGTCAAAATATAAAGTGGATACAACTTGTCAAGAGTTATTAACAGAATTGACAAAGTTACAGACGAAGCAGGAGAAAAAGAAATGAAAAAGTTATTAATAACATTATTAGCAACTACTATTTTATTTGCTGAAGAAAAAAGTAATTATTTTGTAGATAACTTTCTAAAGTATTCAACATTCTATACGAGTGTAAGTTTACAGGCACCCTTCGAACCGACACAGAAGTTTGATTTTAATCAAGACTTAGGAACATTCGTTGAAACCACTGAAGAAGTTGAAGGTTCATATAATGTTTCATTTGGTATACGGAAACTAGCTAGATTCAAATATCAATCAAAGGGTAAGAATTTTTATGATGGTTCTGAAAAAGAATTATCAGATGTAGCTACAATCGGAAATGTAAGTGGTTGGGAATATTTAATTAAATATTCAGCCATTCGTTCATTCGGTGAAGAGTTTGTAGACTCTGAAAATTGGATTAGATATGTAGGTGATAATTTTGTTGTTAAAGGTTCATATGCTAACTTTGGATTACAAGACTTAGAGTTTGGTGGATTAGATGTTAGATATAAAAAACCAGTCGGAACAAATTGGAATTTTTCTGTAGGTGGTAACTTTAGAGGACATCCAGCATATGGACTATTTCCATTCAATGATTGGTTAGCTGATTCAAATGGTCAATGGTGGACATTGGCTTATGATTATGGATATGATGATGAGTATTGGTTTGATGATATAAATGAAAATGGTATTCAAGACCCCGGAGAATATGGTGACTATCAATGGTTTGATGAAAATAATGAATTAGTTGCTGATACAGATGATGAGTTCTATGAATATTATTATGGTGATTTAATTACACTTTACAATGAAGAAGAGGTTGATAAACTTGGCTGGCAATACGAAGCTTCATTAGTTTTAGGTGTAGATTACTATTTATATGATAGACAATATTGGGTTCATGGATGGGCTTCTGTAATGCCATTTAGTAAAGGACTTACAGATTATGCTTTTGTATACGAGAAAGGTGATATTGACTTTGATATTGGTCTAGTGGCAGGATATAAATTGAATAGAAATTTTGGTATCTTCGGTGAAGGTAGATATTTAAGATATTGGGGAATTGATTCTTATGAATTAAAAGCAGGAATCAATTACACTATTTTTTAGGAAGACATATGAAGATAGGTGAAATATTAGTTCAAAAAGGATATATTACTCAACAACAGCTTGATGGTGTGTTGGCAGTGAAAGGTCCTGATGCTCAAGTAGGACAAGTTCTCATACAATGGGGACTACTTACTGATGCACAATTAATGGAAGCATTGGAGATACAAGCTCCACCTCCACCTCCACCTCCACCAGTTCAACCGGTTCAGACAGCTCAGCCAGTCTATCAACAGCCACCTGTAACAACTCCACCACCAAGTGGTGGTCCAGATTTAACAATGGACAATTTACAAACATCAAAGTTTAAAATTGATTTAAAGACTATGATATACATCGGTTCATTATTAGTAAGTGGTATCACAATGTATTTTACATTTATGGCAGAATTAGATGATAGATTCGGAGCATTAGAATCACAAGACAATACTCTTGTTGTTGATATTGATAAAAGATTAACATCATTAGAAACAACAATTGATAAGAGAGTAACAGAATTAGAAAATAAATTTACACCAATTGGTGACGGGGTTTATTCAGTAGACCCAAATACAACTTGGCCACCAAGTCGTGGTGAGTATACTATGAAACAGAATATGAATGCAAATAAAATTTTAGTGTTAGAAGAAACTATAGACAGATTAGAAAAAACTTTAGAAAAGTTAGAAAATAAATTAGATAATAAAGTTGATAAGTAGGAGGGGTTATGTTTAAGAAATTAATTATATTGGGTATGTTAGTTACATCACTTTTTGGTAATGTTCGAGAACTAACAGATGAAAACTTTGATAAAGCTATAAAAAGAGGTGTAGTAGTAATTGAATATTATGCCGGTTGGAATAAAGCTAATATAGTAACAATATTAGATGAATGGGATAACTTTGAAGTCAGTAGAGTGTTTAGATTAGATGTTGAAAAATATGATAAAATTATGACTTCACAGAAAGTAGTAGTGTTACCAACAATAATTTTTTATCTTGATGGAGAAGAAGCAGCGAGACTTCAAGGTAATATGAAGTTTCAATTAGAAACAACAATAAAAGAACTTGACAGAATGGTTGAGGATTTAAGAGGAAGTAAATTTAATTAGGAGAGAGTTATGAAAAAGTTATTAATGTATTTAATGAGTTTTATGTTACTATTCACAATTAGTTGTGATGGTGACGACCCAATATCAGGTGGAGTTGACCCTGAACCAGAATTAGTTGGTTGTGAAGCCACAACATTCTATGATTGGAATGATTTTGAATTTTCAACATCACTTGATGCAGGTGCTACTACTTGGTTAGGTTTTGAATTAGATGAAACAACTTTATTCTCAATCAATTTAAATCAAGCAGGTTTTCATTGTGCTATATTTACAGAGTGTGATGGTGAGTTAGGTTCACCACCACCATTGTATAGTTTTATGACAAATGGAAATGGTCAAGAAGTTGGTATAGTAACAGAGGGAATTTACTATTTAGAAATTACAAATACAAGACCTGGTAGATTAGATTTTGATTTTAGTATTCAGTTAAATGATATAGTTTATGGTTGTATGAATGATGATGCTATAAATTATAATGGTGATGCTAATGTAGATGATGGTAGTTGTGAATTTAATGATTGTAATGTAGATTATTATGTAGAAGCTTATGATGATTATGCTTCTAATCTTTATTTCCCAATGGTATTAGATTGTGATGGTAATTGTGCACCTGAAAGTTGGATTGGTGATAATTATTGTGATGACGGAGCTTATGGTATTTATGGACCAGATGGTGAAGTTGTTCCAATTAACTTATGGTGTGAAGAATTAAACTTCGATGAAGGTGATTGTGAAGTTATACCTGGTGAATGTACAGAAGGATTAATCGAAGATTGTAATGGGATATGTGCACCTGCAGGATGGTTAGGTGACGGATTCTGTGACGATGGTTCTTATGAGTATAATGGTAATCAAATATTCTTTAATTGTGAAGAGTTTGATAATGACAATGGTGATTGTGATGTTATGGGAAGAACAACACGAAGACCATCAAATAGAGTTTTTATAGGACAATAGTATGAAAAAGTTATTAATGGGTTTACTGCTGGTATCATTTTTGGTATCAGCGGAACCTGAAAAAAAAGAAGAAGTTGGTAGATATAAAATAGAGATTACAACATATGTTAGTAAAAAAG